ACAACAACAACAGCAACAACAACAGCAACAACAGCAACAGCAACAGCAACAACAACAGCAACAGCAACAACAACAGCAACAGCAACAACAACAACAGCAACAACAACAGCAACAGCAACAACAACAGCAACAACAACAACAACAACAACAGCAACAACAGCAACAACAACAGCAACAACAGCAACAACAACAACAGCAACAACAACAACAGCAACAAGAAGCCCTCAAACAGGAAGCCCTCAAACAAGCTCTCAAATTACAAGAGCAACAATCATTGCAACAGAGACAAAATGCTCTCAAAACAGCTGCTTCAATGGCTGCGCCGAAGGTGGTCATCGACACTGATCCAAAATATCAAGATGCCATTTTGAAAATAATTGGATTGTGCATGTTTATTTTGAACACATATTTAGTTGGTTTTGTTCTTGATAAATCTGGTTCTGTAAACGTTCAATATTTTGACCCATTGGCAGAGATAGATTCAGTGAACATACAAACATGGAACCCCGATGTGAGTGATTTATTTTCAGTCATAGGTTATGAATTATTGCCAGATGTTGCAGCTGCGGGATATGCAACATTCACAAAATCATCTTTTGTCAGAAACGTGCGTATGAAAATTCGTGAAATTTCGACGAATGTTGGATTTAAACTGCAAATCAACACCACAATGCATGATGGAAAAACCATTTCTTATAGATATAATCACGATTATGCATCATTTTTTAAATGTTTGGAAACTCAAAAAAATTTAAATGACGTAGATGCTGCCGCGAAGTTGATTGCAACGAATGAATGGAATGCCTACTCAGACCCAGACAAAAAGGAAATGGGTGTGGCAGTAGAAATAAAACCAACAGGGGTTTTTAAAATGCTTCAGAAGAGCACAATTGTATATGAGCCATCACCTAAATGGTTAGATATAGCACTGAATTATTACAAGTATCTCGTGCCAATATTCAAATGCGTTTTTCAAGCGCGAATTCTATTACTACCTCCAACACCATCTGTGGCGGCACTAGCAACACCGCCACAACAACCAAAAGCAGCCGCAGTCGCAGCAGCAGTCGCACCAGCACCACAACCAAAAGCACCACCACCACAGCCAGTCGCAGCAACAGCAGCAACAGTTGCATCAGGAACAACAACACCCCCAAACCCAGTCCCACCAGTCGCACTTGACCCAAAATACAACATGTTGCAGTCTGATTTGGTGTCAGACCTTCAACTCGTTGTTTCTGATGCGGACCTTGTAAGAGCTGCCGCTGACTCCGAAAAAGCGATTGCCATTGCAAACACACAAATGGCAGTTGAGAAACTTAGTGCATTGAATGAATATGTCACTTCAAACGCCAATGCAAACCATATTAAAATAGAACCAATTGATCAAGTGGAGATTAAACAACCTTTGGGCCAAGGTCCATTTCCATTTGAAAATCCAACCGATTATCAAATAATGAGGTCAAGCGGACACGAGAATGATTGTCTGATTCATTCGTTGCTTACTTCATGCAGTTCAACATTTAGAAAACTATCATTGATTGGAAGAAACCAGATTGCTTCGGAATTTCGACGAAACGTTTTAGTTTCATTGTTCGAACGGCTTCTTCAACAACCACAAAACACTCAAACCATGAATGATGAACTTGCCAGTAATCTTGCAGATTTGAGAATAAACAAAACGTTGGACTCATATGTTGCTGGACAGTTTGGAGAAGAATATGGCATTGGAGTATTAATTCAAGATAGAGGAAACGTCTGGCGCTTAATGGGTTCAACAAAGTTTGGAGTGCCATTTATAATATTGCACAACCCTGGCGCAAATCATTATGATTCGGTAAGGTTAAACGCAAGTAAATCTCCCGCCTATCTTTTTCTCAGGAAGATCATACTCCGATGGGAAAGTGATACAAAGAGAGATAGTATGACTCCATTGCAGTTATCGTGCACTGTTGGCGTTCCAGAATCAAAGGCGAAGGGCACTGTATCAACTCTTCACACAGTGAAAATAGGAACAATGGTGTCTTCTGATGGTGGTATGAATAATTATTTGGTTGTAAATACAAAAACGGGCGACATTGGCTGTAAGAGCATTTTTGTAATCAAATATGATGTTGATAAATATACCGAAAACTCGGCTGATTATAAAAAACAATTGGGTGAACTTGTTGCAGAAATTCAACGTCGTATTGCAGCCAACCAACCATTTGCTGGTTTGCCAAATATATACAACATTGGAAATGATTCAACCAAATATGAAGTGTTAATGGACTCACTTGCAGGTGGAGGTGTCGATAATCGCGTCGTTAAGCAAAAACGCAATTGCAATAAAAGTGTTAAGCGCCACATGTCATCTATTCAAACGGCGCCGACTCTTGGCGCATGACCTCCCGTTTTTCATCCATCGTCAAGTGTCGCACCTGATTCAGCGGGTCGTCCACATTTGGGTCGTAGTTCAGGTCGCGCAATGCGCCCCGGTTCGCAAAGAACACGTCCATGACCGAAACCGCTTTGCACATGGGTTCCACATCGCCGGCTACATTCCATTCTTCCACGCAAATGAGGTCCTCCTCAAACGGTTCCACATTCGGGTCATACCGGTTGATGGATTTGCAAGAGATCCACGAACTGACATACCACCGCGTGTATCGGAACGGGCGCCCCGAATTCGTGCGGTCCGATTTGCCGGATTCGTCGCGGCGGGTGCGATGCACCCAAATGGGAGTCTTACGCCCGTAAGCGCGCGCGCGTTCGGATTCCAGGCGAAACCGCCAAATGGGCGCCAGAGTTTTGTAAAGAGCTTGGCGAACATAGGGGGCACACTTGGTGCAAAACCTGTAGCCTTCTGTGAAATTTTCCGTCATTTCGCCGTGTATGTCGTCGCTAGAGGTCTGCATTTCACCGCACAAGTAGCACTTGAGCGCTTGAATGAAGCACATGTAAAGAGGTTTCGGCAGAACGCCCGTTTCATACCATTCAATTTCGGATTGGTCATACATGCGGGGGTCAATCGTTCGAAACGGCAAATCATAATTACCAAGTCGATGCTGTGTTACCAGTTTGGACGGGTCGCATAAATACAGCGGCGTGTCTTGGTTTTGGGTTTGATGGGTTTCGTTTCTCTCGTTTGCAGCGTCCGGCACATTCAGGACTTTCACAACCGCATACGTTCCCTCCGCGTCTCCCGGCATTTGATAGAGGACATACGATGTTGAAATGCCTGCGTTGTTGTTGTTGTTGTTGTTGTTGTCTGGATTGAACGAGGTCATCTTGGTTCTTGGTTCTTGGTTCTTGGTTCTAGATGTCTAGTGGTTGCATAGTCGTATAGTTCAATTTTTAAATACATATCAAATACATATTTGACATTCATTCAATCCCATTTGTATCTATGTTTAGCGCAAAGGCCGAAACCAATGCAACCAATCAAACAATGCATGAAATCATACATCAAGTGTATGCCATCATGCGTGCACGAAAACCAACTGGCAAAAATGCATCGTACATACCCGAACTTAAAACGGTCGATCCAAACATATATGCCATATCGGTGTGCAACGTGCACGGAGACATCGTTAGTTGCGGCGATTACACCGCCGAGGTGGGCATTGAATCGGTTTCAAAAGTGTTTACACTGGCTCTGGCATTAAAACGGCGCGGCATCAAGGCCGTGTTTGACAAAATCGGGAGTTCAATGGAACGGCACGCCTTCAATTCAACCGACGACGTCATTCACATCCGGAATCACACCGTGAATTCATTCGTGAACGCGGGTGCAATGGCCACCACCAGCCTGCTCTACAATGCTTCCGAAACAAAACACCAAAACGAAACCCGCATGCGGTCAGAAATACTTGAAAACATGAACCGCTTTGCTGGTAGAAAATTAAGGGTCAACAAAACCCTGTATGTATCAGAATACACCCACAGCGACCACAACGCCGCCCTGATTGCCGAATTGCAGCAGCGCCATCGTTTTTACGGGGACGCAGAAACCACACTGAAGACCTACACCATGCAGTGCTCGGTCATGGTGTCGAGCAAAGACATTGCCGTCATGGCGGCCACATTGGCAAGCGGCGGAAAAAATCCAACGACCGGGCAACCCATGTTGAGCCCGCAAAAAACGGAATACGTCGTTCATCACATGGCCGAACACGGGTTGTACAACGAATCGCAACAATGGTGGGAAAAAACGCACCTGCCCGCCAAAAGCGGAGTGGGCGGCGTCATCATGATTGTCATTCCCGGCGTCATGGGGATTGGAATCGTGTCGCCACCGTTAAATAAATACGGCAACAGCGCAAAGGGCGTAAAAACTGGAGAATTACTGGGCAGCATGCTTCGTGCCAACGGATTTGCTTAACTTTGCATCCGGACCCAGTCCGCTGGAAACAAGTCGCGCGTGTCGTGCTTTTTTAAAGCGGGGCCAAACCACGTGCTCGGATAGCACACAATTTTTCCCGGGTTCTGGTTCAGATATGCACCCCACCAGCTGAATGTGCTGTTTGCGATGATGTTGTGATCGCACACGCTCATGAGCAGCATCTGCTTCCAGTCGTCAAACATGTCCTGAACTTTATGAAACCGACATGTTCTTGCGAATGCGGGGTCCGACTTGAGTTCGCGCATGTGGTCCACGATGACCGCATTGTCGCACGCTTGATTGAAAATCAGCACGTTGATTTTTTCCACGGAAGACGTGTGGGTCATGATGTGTTCCAGCGCCCGTTTGTAATACTCCAGAGACAAAATGGGGTGCGCCTCTTGTATCTGCGCGTAATCCCCGATGCGAAAGTGCATTGCAACCGTGACAACCCCGCATGAAAACCACACGCTTTCCGCAAACATGGCCTGAATGTGGCGCTGATGTTCTAAAAGCTGCATTTTCTCATACACCTTGTCCCGGACATCCGCAAAATATTTGTCGCTTTGAAAGTAGCCAACCAGTTTCAATGGAATAGAGCTCTCGGCAGTTTTGCTGGGCAGTTGACTATAACGAAATGACGGTTCCTTGTAAGTGGGCAGTTTCATAAACCGGTCCATATTCCCGACATTGGCAATGACCGTCATTGGTGTCAAATTGTGAAAAAGGGTGTTCCAATACGTGCCGCGTGTTCCAGTTGCGTCTTTCATGGTGTAAAGAAAATAACACGTGTCGCCGTTGCGAATGGCGGCGGCGAGAGCAGCAAACACTTGGAACAATTGATTGCCCAATCCACCTTGGATTAAAACCGTGATCATATTGCCGGAGTTGTGTTATATTATTGTATGAATTATATGAAATATGATGACATATAATTGTGTGTTTAAATTAAAATGGCGACTTCATTTTTTATTCAATGTTCATAATATTAATTGGATCATGATTGTGGTTGTGGCTGTGGTTGGGTTGTCATTGTGGTTGCGTATATGACGGCAGCGCGTCAATGTCCATGATGTGCGGCTTGCCCTTGATTTGTTTGCGCGGAATGGCAAAGTGCGCAAACATGGGCTTGCTCAGTTGCTCGTGCGGCACCGCGTTGTGCACGCTGCGCGCGATCATTTTATACAGCTTGAATTCCGGATATCTCTCGTCGCCGTTCTTCTTATACAGCACGTTTCGCCCCTTGTCGTCCTTCAGCCACTCCACCACCATGTTGGCAACCCGGCTTTCTTTCAGCGTGGCATTGTAGTCGTCCACGTCCCGAATGTCTTCCACAAAATAGTCGAACAGCGAGCACGCCAGGCGGCACAGGTCAAAACTGGGATTGGGGTCCAGCCGCGGTTTTTTCTGGTTCATATAGGGTTCGCAGTTGTACTGCGTGGCTGCATCCCCGTTGCGGTCAAAACTGTCGCTCACCATGGTTTGGCCCCGATACGTGTAAATGGCTCGCCCAAAGTCGATGATTTTCATGATGCGACCATGGGTCGGAACCCGATAATAGACGCCCTTGTGCAAATAGTGCAAAAACTTCTTCTCGGTTTTCACAAACATGATGTTGTTCGTGTGCAGGTCGTTGTGCGTCATTGCAAACATGTGCTGATACGCAATCAGTGTCATGATGACTTGCATGAGAACGGCCGACCATTCTGCCTCGGTCAGCTCGTTTCTGCTGCACATCAAGCTGTCCAGCGTGTTGTCGCACTTTTCCATCAAAATGGCTTGCACTGGAAAATTGAAAATGTGTGCATTGTGCACTTCTTCATCATCGTGGAACCCGCTGTCGTCATCCGCGTCCTCGTCATCCTCGTCATCCACTTCGTCCGTTCCATCATCGTCCGTGCCATCATCATCGCTTTCAGAGTGCGTGGCGTTGTCCTTTTCATAATTTGCAGCAATGTCATCATCGCTATAGGATGAACGCGAAGAACAAGAGTCGCTGGACATGGACATGGACATGGAGTGCCTGGACAGGCGATGAGAATCACTTTCCGGTTTGTCGTCGATGCACTCTTCCAATTCGGTTGTCTCCATGGTTGTGGTTGTGGCTGCTTCTGTGGAGACAAACAATTCATCAAACGCAATGGCATTGGATTCCAGCACATCTTCCACAAGAAGCACCTCTTCTCCGATTTTCACGTTGGGCTTGGCCAGTTTGCTTTGGGTGTCGTTGTGTCGTCGGTTGGAGTCAAACAAATTGCACGACAATTCATCCAGTCTAAACATCTCGTTCCGGTTTTTCAGAAAAAAGTCGCAAGTGCTGAAATACTCCAATTCATCATACACGTTCACGGTGAATTCATCCTGATTTCCCAGGAATGATCCATAAAATTCAAGCCCATGCACAAACCCGTGCGTGTCCAACACTTGACTGGTCAAATATGTGAAAAAAGAATCAACATAGGATGAATTATTGGAGTCGTTCATTTTTTTTTGATGAACCGAATCGGGATGTTCCATTTCATAAGACGGCAGCACCAGCAAATCCGAAGCGGCCATATCGTATTTTCCCGACAAATATTTGATGGGGTCCAACAACGGCGAATATTTTATGAACACGCGTTTTTTGTCGTCGGATTCAAACACTGCGGCCACGTTGTTTTTGTTGCCGCCACTTTGAACAGACGTTGCATGGCAACGATGATTCAAGTTGATGTTATTGTGATTCGTGTCCGACAGTGAAAAAAACCGACGGTAAAGCGGCATGTAATTTTGCAAGTTGTGCAACCCAGTGTTTGCACCTTCTAAAGTTTCAAACAGAGAGATATTCTTGCATTTATGATACATCAATTCAAATGTTGGAGGCATGTTTTGTTAAAAATGTATTGTTTACAAGTATGACTATTTATAACATTAATAATGTTGATTTTAAACTAATTATCCATGAATCAACTTTATTTGCGCACAAGATACAAACACATGCAATGCAACACCCACAAAAATCTAATTGACTGGATAAAAACATAAAGAATGCACATCGATTTACAATAATACCATCCCATCTTTAAACAACATCAATGCCATCCCATTTCAAACAGGTGCCAACTGCGACGAGAGGCGTTCAAAAAATGCCCGCACACGCACACAAACAAAAGCCCGTTTTTCATGGGTTTAAGAAGACAATTCAGAGTTATTTTAACTGCGTTGTGCCCGCGCCGGTTTCAAGCGTGTTTGACACCCACGACTGCATTTGGTATTATGGAACCGTTTATGTTAGAGACGCTGTTGCGGTTGAAAAAATGCAGAGACAACAGCAGCAGATGCAGCAGATGGAAGAGCAATTACAACACATGCATGACATGCACCATGTGCAAAAACAAGCCCAAGACTTATCGCAAGGCTTATCGCAAGGCTTATCGCAAGGCTTATCGCAAGACTTATCGCAATGCCACGAAGATGACGATGACGACACCGAGAGCACCTCTGGCAGCGTGAATGCATCCAAATGCTCGCGCAACATCGGCAAGCAAAACCAGCTCAAATACTTGAAGGATGGCATGCGATTAAGACATTTGCTGTTGATTGATCGTGCAACGCATGAATGGAATGAGTGGTTTGCCACATTTAATGCAGAAACCAATCGCATCATTCGCACGCCGGATGGTGTGGCATTTGACACCCTTCGCCAGTTTGCCCGTCTGCATTCCAATGACGTCCTATCAGTGGATTTGGCTTCAACCAACGTGTGGTCCGACCCGAATTTTCAGTATCAAGATGACGCAAGTGGACACTGGCGCCCGTTGGCTGATTTGAAGAAATGATCACATTGACGCAGAATTATATAAATAAATATGTGTTTATATAATATCACTACGTCAGAGTATCAAATGCAAATGTTTAACCAGTTCTTTATCAAACAGCACCTAACAACCTTTTCTATCTTGGTGTTTTTAGCCGCATTTGCAACCATTCAAGCATTCCGGCCGCGATTCATGTACAATGAGGACGGCAGTTTGCGCCAGTTTGGAATCGGTTTCAAGAGAAAAACGGTGGTTCCGGCGTGGTTGGTTGCAATTGTCATTGCCATTCTCTCTTATCTGTTGGTTCTTTACGCATCCACTCCCTTGTTGAGCTGGTGAAGCAAACTTATTCCGAAGTTTTGAAAACCACTGGCGGTTTCGTGCCAGCCGGATTGGGCTTGGGTTTGAATGAAGCGGCATCGTTCACTTCATCAATGTTGATTGCGCACGGCGAATTTTCTTGTGCAATGATGAATGTTAGGTCTGCCATGAAGTTCAATGTGAGCACGTAAAATACGAATTTAGCGATGTTTTCCTTCACGCGCACGTAGTTCACAAATGTTTCTTTTGCATTCTCAGGCAACGGTGCATTCAAGTATCCCGAGTCATTCAAATCATCGAATTTGTTGCTTGCATTGATCGCAGGGGGCGCATCATCATACGTTGTCAACATGCTAAACAACGCCCACGGGTCGTCATTCATGTAATCCAAATATTTTTGAACCTTGTCGCTGTTGGCCTTGGTTTTCATGATTCTCTGCATGAATGATCCCAACCCGTTCAATTTGTTTATCAAGTAGCCAAACGTGTTTCCAAAGGGGCGCAACCAAGAGTAATTGTATTCCAAACACACAAATAGCGGCACAAACAGCAATGCAAACGTCGTGAACGAAGACCACGCTGCCAATCCGTAATTCGGCGTGTTGCACTGTTGCTGCAATGACATGAACGTCAACATGAATTGCGTCAACCAAATGATTGCCAGAAAAATCATGGACATGGTTCTTGTTATTGAAAAAAACGATGGTGGTGATTCTGAGGCATCTGGCTTGTCGCTGCTCAAGGAGTCGCTCGCATGATTGATGATTAAATACAAGGCCGAAATGATGCTGTAAATGCCTAGGTTCATCATTCCATTGTTGGGGGAACCCGCGGTTGGCGGTGCATTCGTGGGTGCTACAACCATCTTCTTATTTTTGTATATGTTATTTGGTGTAAATGTGTTGTTTATTGAACTTTGTATTTATGCACATAAACATTGTGTATAAATTAATTTGAAATTTTAATGGCATAATGTAAACACATACTCCACACATCCATCACATAATCTGGCATAAATGCAATCTTACTCCAGCGGTCCAGCGCCTCCTTCTCTCATTGAACCCGGTGTCAAATACTTTTTCGGCGGAGTGTTGAAAGAGTGCAACCGTTTGCGAGAAGAGTATCACAATGGCGTGTTCAACACGTGCATGTTTGGTGCATTCATGCTCGTGTTGGGTGCAATTCTTTATTACAAGTATAGCAGCAAACCGACCCCGGAAGAGCAAGTTAAAATTCACAGAAAGCAGCAGGAGTACATTCTCTCTAAATTGCGCATGGTGAATGCCGCCAACCATGCTGTATCGCGTGGAAACTTCATAACCGGACTGCCTAAATGGGAGGTTCCTGAAGTGGAATTGATAAAAAATCGTAAGATATTTTTATGATGTCCGGTCCGGTCCAGCGCGCGCGCACCGCATATAAATAATATGCAACATATATAAGCAAAGACGAACCGAACCGAACCGAACCGAACCGAACCTTAACCAATCGCAATCGCAATGGCAATGTCTGCTGGCCCTGGTCCTACAACAAATGTGTCCAAGGCCGACTACGTGGATGCATTGAATGAGTATTATCGCTACAAGCACGACTATGATGAACGATACGAAGAACAAAAGCATGCCGTCAAAGAGTCGGACATGACAATCCAGCAAAAACGTGCTAAAATCATGCAGCTTAAACGAAATCGCAAGTGCGTGTCATGTGGCCAGACCGGCGGAACCCACTTTACCAACGAGGACGGGTTTCTGCGCGCGCAGTGTGGCAACCGCACGCAACCGTGTTCCCTGCGCATTGAGATTGTGAAAGGGAAATTCATGAGTTTGGAAGCTCTGGCAACCTCTTCTCTCGAGAATGCCGACATTTTGAAGGACAACATCATCAAAACAAAGTTGGACCTGCTGTTCAATTACACCACCGAAGAAGAAGCGTTGCGCCAGTTTGAAACCGACCGGGCTGCATTGAATCAGGCACTGGACCTGTACGGTGGATTCCGACAAAAGTATTTAGATGTGGTTCGCAACCCCGAACGACGCGAAGAGGTGGATGCATTGATGGGCAATTTTTATGCGGCAGTTCAGGAATTTAAGGACATTTTGAAGCAAGGGTCCGAAACCCGGGGGCAGGAATCCGCTTTCATAAAAGACGCGGTTGCACTCTACGTTTCGCGAATCGAGCCACTGACTAATGACATCAGGGAGAAAATGTATGTGTATTGTCATGTGGAACGAGACTCCAGTTTAGGACCCGGCATGTTTCGGCTGGTTCAAAAACCGTACACGTTGGAGCAGCTCGAGTTCGAAATTGACGTGCCGAGCATCACGGTGGAGGCGCGCAACCGACAGCTGCGGGAACGGCTGGCGCGCAAGCGCAAGGACCAGTTAGCTGCCTACATTTGGAATTGGATCCAAGACCAAGAGAGAATTACGGGCGACGTGTATGAAGTTGCAAATTTGGATGACCCTGAAACCGACAAGAACGATCTGATTGAGTTCATTGTGGATAACGGCGTGCCCACCACCACCAAACACGGAACAAAGAAACGCTCATCATAAGATACGATAAGCGAAAATTATAATATGTGCAATATGCATTAGTGTCATCATCATATCATCCATTATTAGCCACGATGTCCGTGTTGGACAACATTTCGTGGCCGGCGTTCATCGTCAGTTTTGCGATTGGAGTGTTTTACATCTACATTTCTCTCCCCAAGCAGCGCGTGGTCATTGTTTATCCCACGCAGGACAACGCGGACCACTTCAATTTTAGGGACAAGGCGCACAACTGCTTCCGGTTTGAACAAACGATGAAGGAATGCCCCGCCGATGATGACGACCTGAAAACCATCCCCATGCAAACTTGAACAACAAAACCAAACCGGCGCATGACTACGTATGTTCATGGTCATTTTAATCAATGTATATCATATGATAAATGGAGAACACGAACACGCTGATGGACGTGATGAACGATTCGGTAAAAACATCATTGCACATCGGATTGTTTTCTTCCTTGGAAACCGCACGTCACAACCACACATTTAATAGCACCTTTGTCGATTTCCCGTTGTCAAAATGCAAAGAATTGCACAATTTTAATCCGATGCGTCTCTCGAAAAATCCATACCCCGAACATGACAGACCCAGGGGTCAGTCCGACCTGGATTCGGTGTCGTATCACTCACAGTTAATTCAAATCAATTGCAACCTGCAACCAGTGTGGATCGCATTTAAAAATGAAGAATACACGCTGCTTGATGGGGTTCATCGCATCGTTGCAACCCATTTAGAAAACAAACAAACGGTTCCAAGTTATGTCATACATGTTCGAGATTAACACACATTTAATTGTGTTCAATTAATTATGTTTTTCAAAAAATAAAATATATCTATAAAACAACTTAAACATTTAGCATTTTAATAATGCAACTACATGACTTCATTCATTCTTCCGCAAGTCGAGTGATTTTCGGAATAATAATGGGTCTGGGTCTTTCTAGTTTATTTAGGAAGACGTGCCACGGGCGCAATTGCATGGTGTTCAAGGCGCCCGACATGGCAGAAACCAAAAAGCTGACATTTAAATACGACGGGAAATGTTTCATATATAATGTCAACAGCACAAAGTGTGATGATTCGCGCATAGATGTGGTGCTTTAGGGGAGGGGGGGGTCATCCAGAAAACTCGAGATTTTTTGCATCTTACTATATGCATTTCGCTGCATGACATTCCAAGCAGTTGTGGCTCATGGCTCAGTTGTCAGACGCAACCCAGCAACCAACATGTCGCGGGTTCGAATCCCATGAGTGCAACTGCGAAAACAAGGGAAAAAACGGTAGTGTCCAATCCAAGAAATTCTTAGGGGTGCAGCCGAAAAAATGAAGACAATCAAGAACTTAATCCCCCATAGCGCAGCGGAAGCGCGCCGTAAAACATCGTCGGTCATCCATTAGACTTTCATAAAGTCCGAACGATTGATGGTTATCGCCTTATGAGCCGGAGGTCGTCAGATCGAAACTGACTGGGGGAAACATTCCAATTCGGCAGCTTTACAGAAGCTGCCCGTCAAGCTGGACGTAAAAGGGAGCACCCCCCATTATCACCGGCATGGCGCAGCGGCAGCGCGCGGGGCTCATAACTCCGAGGTCACTCGATCGAAACGAGTTGCCGGTATACCTTCAATTCACCAGCTTTACAGAAGCTGGTCGTCATAGCTAAGCGACGTCAAAACACAGCCCACTTTCACCGGCATGGCGCAGAGGCAGCGCGCAGGGCTCATAACCCTGAGGTCACTCGATCGAGACGAGTTGCCGGTATACCTTCAATTCACCAGCTTTACAGAAGCTGATCGTCAAGCTGGACGTAAAAGGGAGCACCCTTGTCACCGGCATGGCGCAGCGGCAGCGCGCAGGGCTCATAACCCTGAGGTCACTCGATCGAAACGAGTTGCCGGTATACCTTCAATTCACCAGCTTTGCAGAAGCTGGTCGTCATAGCTAAGCGACGTCAAAACACAGCCCCCTTGTCACCGGCATGGCGCAGAGGCAGCGCGCAGGGCTCATAACCCTGAGGTCACTCGATCGAGACGAGTTGCCGGTATACCTTCAATTCACCAGCTTTACAGAAGCTGGTCGTCATAGCTAAGCGACGTCAAAACACAGCCTCTTATCACCGACATGGCGCAGCGGCAGCGCGCGCGGCTCATAACCGCGAGGACACTGGATCGAGACCAGTTGTCGGTATACTTTCACTTCACCAGCTTTACAGAAGCTGGTCGTCATAGCTAAGCGACGTCAAAACACAGCCTCTTATCACCGGTGTGGCGCAGAGGAAGCGCGCAGGGCTCATAACCCTGAGGTCATACGATCGAAACGTATCTCCGGTATACCTTCAATTCACCAGCTTTACAGAAGCTGGTCGTCATAGCTAAGCGACGTCAAAACACAGCCTCTTATCACCGGTGTGGCGCAGAGGAAGCGCGCAGGGCTCATAACCCTGAGGTCACTCGATCGAAACGAGTTGCCGGTATACCTTCAATTCACCAGCTTTACAGAAGCTGGTCGTCAAGCTGGACATTAAACGCAGCTGGCATTGATGTATCTCAGCGGAAGAGGTGGACTGCCGGTCCAAGGTCGTGAGATCGAAACTCACCGTCAATGCTATTCAATTCGCCAGCTTTACAGAAGCTGGTCGTCATAGCTGAGCGACGTCAAAACACAGCATGACAATGCCGGTGTAGCTCAGAGGAAGAGCGCCTAAACCACCGTCTCCTGCCCCCTTGACCTGTGCAGATCTCTCTGACCTTCACATGTCCGATTGGGAGATGGTTATCCGCTCATAACGGGGAGGACGTAGGATCGAAACCTACCACCGGCATTCACTTTTTAGATGTGATTCATTTTTTTTTTAATCAAAGCAAATGAATGTAAATGAATATCGTTGCAGTTAATTTAGGAAACTGTTCTTTGCGTTATACTGAAAAAACATGAATCTATGCAATACATAAAAGATGAGCGACACCACCAGCATTGACGATCTGCCCACTGCATCGGGTCAAAATGCCAACACACAGAATCAGAATGTTGTGATCCAGAAGGCAGAACCAGGAGTCATGTCTTACTCGCCGAATGTTCCGGATTTAGCACCGCCTCCTTCTCAGCAAGGTCCGCCGATGAACCCCAATCAGCAACCCAATCAAAAGCTGATGAACGAACTGGTGAGCGGCGTACAACGTGCCAGCATGACGGGAATGACGGCGCTTCCATCCCGCGACATCCCGCGAGACACGACTTTAATGATGCAAGATGCGCAGGTTCAGCCGACTTACGTGCCGCAACCCCAGCGCCACGTGGACTACATTCAAGACCATGAAACCAGTTCCACGCTCGAACGCGTCATGCAGCAAAACACGCGCGGTTCCAATCGAGTAGACACATTGGAGACGTTTTACGAAGAAATCCAGTCTCCGCTCATGCTGGCCATTCTCTATTTCGCGTTTCAATTGCCGGCCGTCAAACGATACATGTTCCGGTACCTCCCGTCAGCCCTGTTCAATGCCGACGGGAATGCCAACCTGACCGGATTGATTGTCACGAGCGCCATGTTTGGCCTGTCGTTTTACACTTTGCAAAAGAGCATGAATCAGCTGCTGGAGTCTTATTAAACGTTGCATTTCGTATAAATTAATGCATTATCTTCTATCATTTGTTATAGTTGTTAAATAACGTAAACATAAACGTAAACAAATGATACAGCACCTTTTAGCAAAACTGCAAATGCACAAAATCCAAGTGCAACAAGACTCGCAACAAGACTCGCAACAAGACGCGCCACATCCCGAAAAAAAAGAATCCGACCCGACTGAAGTGAAGAAACCATCAACGCACTTGCATTTGGACACGCCATTCAAGCTGCCAATGGAATATTTGAGTGCGGATGTGTTGCACCCCATTGACAAGAGCGTGCTGTCCGATTTGGAACTCATTGAATGCACCAAACCGGTTAACAACACGGCAACAAACCAGGAAGACGTGGAATCCAAACCGATGTACGCCCACATCTTTCAACCGCAGTCCGCATTTGCCAAACGCTACCTCGGCATGTGGGCCAAACAAATGACATCCAGCGTCCCGCATTTGCAGGACACGCAGCGGTTCATTGCCGCCATTTCAAAAACGCAGGAACATCATGTGGTGGATTGTGATAAGGTCGAAGCCATTTGGACGCGCATTAAAACGGACGCGTCCTTCCGCGACAAATTCAACTACATCGACTATGCCCCGCTGGACATGCTGAACCGTTCACCCACGTTTTTGCAGTGCTACAGCATGTACAACCTTTTTTCCCCCGTCCTCTCCTTTTTGATGCCCGTCATCATGCTCATCGTGCCGTTTTTTCTTCTCAAGTTGCAAGGCGTCCCCATCACGCTGATGACTTATTTCGGCATCATAAAAATGATGCTTTCACAGCACGCCATTGGCAAGCTCATATTTGACATGAGCTCCGTGAGCTGGGACAAACGCATCTACATCCTGGTGTCGGTGGTCTTCTACTTTGTGCAAATGTATCAAAACGTGGTTTCGTGCCACCGGTTTTACCGCAACACGTTCCTCGTGCACGATGACCTGGCCGCCATTCGCGCTTACGCCAATGAAACCATTCATAGAATGCGCACATTCGCGGCCCATTGTGCAGAAGGACACGGCACCTACGCGCAATTCGCGGCGGATTTGAATTCTAACCGCGAACAGCTGGAGCGCATGGTTGCAGCGTTGGACCGGATCGACCCCCCGGCACTAACCGCAAAGAAGTGCCTGCAGATTGGCTACATCATGCAGCAGTATTATGCGGTGTTTTCGGATGCGACCATTTCGGCGTGCATGCAGTACAGTTTTGGGTTCAATGCGTTTGCCGAGCACATGACACACTTCGGCACGTTGCTTCGGGACAACAAAGTGGCGGCATGCGAGTTTACTGTGGATGACAAGGACAATGACAATGACAAGGACAAGGACAATGACAATGACAAATCCAACAAAAAGAAATCCAAATCCAAGTCTAAATCCAAACCCACCAAGTCGAGCCATGGTGAAATCGTCAACGGATACTATGTTGCAACTGTGGTTGGCGAAAATGAGACCCCCGTGAAAAACACGGTGTCGCTGAACAAACGACTGGTCATCACGGGTCCGAACGCGTCCGGCAAAACCACCATTCTTAAGATGACCATGCTCAACATCTTGTTTTCACAGCAACTCGGCTACGGATTCTACGAAACCGGCACGCGCATTCACCCGTATCATCAACTGCACAGCTACTTGAACATCCCAGACACGTCCGGGCGCGACAGCTTGTTCCAGGCGGAGTCCCGGCGGTGCAAAGAGATTCTCGACAAATTGACGCCGGACAGGCACTTCTGCATTTTTGATGAACTGTATTCGGGAACCAATCCATACGAGGCAATTGCCAGCGCATACGGCTATATCACGCACCTGACAAAACAGGACAATGTAGACTTCATGCTGACCACGCACTACATCCAACTTTGCAAACTGTTTGAACAACAAAATACATCTTCAGAATCAGACAAACGAGAGAAAATCGATAAAAAATCAACCGAATCAAACACAAATACAAACAATGAGAACAATGAAAACAATACAAACAATAAAATCAGGAACTTGCACATGGAGGTGGCTGATCGCGGCAATTATGATTTCAAATACTTATACACACTGCGCCCCGGCATTTCGTCCATCAAGGGAGGAATCAAAGTGCTGTATGACCTGCAGTATCCAGAATCGATTGTTGAAACCACGCGCAGCGTTTTGAGCAGTCTTTAACTCATTGATTCTTGCGTTCGTTCAACCACATTTTATTTATTATTTGATTGTAAGACATATTAAATAATATTTCAATACTAATACATATTTTAATATGAATGGTTCATCATTTTCAATTGCAACCACGGCATTTGTTAGTTTAGCAATATGCGCAATCATTTCTTATGGGGTGTTTTACTACTTCAAACAGCGCCTCTCTCTCATTGAGCAGTCGCAAATGGAGCAAGCGCGCATCATGCAGGCGATCATTTCGCGCGGGTTGCCGCAGCATTCAGCGCAGCAACAGCAGCATTCAGCAACGCACCAACTGAATGCAGAGCAACAAGCGGCACAAACTCACAAGGAAATCACGATTACGCAAAACAGCCTCATTGAAGTCAGTTCGGATGATTCAGAATCCGAGTCGTCTGATTCGGAATCCGAGTCGTCTGACACTGAGTCTGGGTCCGAGTCCGAGTCCGACAACGACAAGTGGTCGATTGGAGACGAGATTCATCAATCCGATTCACTGCATGAATCATTCAATGACTTGTCTCAGAAAAAACACATCCACATCGAATCCATGGACCACACGGACAGCATTGAACAGCTTGAAATCGAATCCCTTGACACCAAATGTGCAGAAGACAGTAATAAAAAAATAATTTCTCTCAAAAGCGCGTTGAATGCGGAATCCGACGAGGAGGATGATGCGGATGCGGATGCGGATGCGGATGCGGATGCGGACGATTCATCTTCATCGGAATCCGAATCAGACGAAAAACCCCAAGATTTTGAATTGAAGATTGGTTACAAATCGGCCTCGGCATCGGGGGCCACGAACAAGGCAGCACTGCATCTGAACTATGGCAACATGTCGGTTCCTGCGCTGCGCCAACTGGCAAAGGAGCGCGGCTTGGGCGGCGATGACGGCGACCTTCAAAAACTGAAGAAGAAGGACCTTGTGCAGCTTCTGCAGTGAAATATGAAATTGATTTCAACACAGAGAGAAATTCAAGAAAACCCACAATTGCATTTCATCATCCATGTCGTCTAGAATGATTCAATGCGGCGTTTTTATGTATTTTGACAACATGTTTGGTTGTATGATGTGGCCAATTCGTTCCATTTGTGCGATGAGGTAAAAAGTGTTTTTTTGTGCGAGATTTTAAATTAATAAACAACGGATTGTGTCTTAAAATGGTGAGATTGCGTCGAGTGAAGTTATGATTCATGTATTTGAGTCTGGATTGCTTTTCACAATCACTATAGGTTTCATTGATTTTTAGTATCATTTTCATTTTCTCTTCTGAGCTGTGCTTGTTTGTGTACAAAAATGCTACAATGTTCCTTGGATGTAATGTTTCAACCTTCATATTATTTACTTTCATAATATGGTGTTTTTCCATCAAAACATTGTACATTGTCTCTCCAGTATACCGAACATAAAAAATGCCTCGCAATTTGCCCACGAACCGGTTGGCAGGTATCAACCTATTTTTATACAGGATATGATGGTCATTGCTGATGTATGTTTTTGCATTCGGCACATTCATTCCCAATGAATGTCGTTCAACACAAACAACTTTATCTTGATTTAAATATGATTTAGTCACTGCGACAATTGGTTTAGAGTTAATTGTGTGAAACCCTGGGTTCAAATGTTCTATGGCCACAGTTCCTTGGTCAGTGGTCACGGGCGTTCCTGCTGGAAAGCAAATGGGTGCAATTGGGATGGGCAACGGTGGGCTCGGCGGAAATGACAAGTATCTCGCTAAAATAAATTCCACGTCGTCGCTAATATCACTAAACTCTCCCACTTGGCCACCTACCAGAATTTTTCCATCTGTTTGTATAGCAACAGAAAATCCAGCCTCCTGCATTGTTCCTGGCAACACAGTTCCTGACACTAAATTTTCAAGTATTAATCCATTACCATTTACACCAAATGTTGTATCCAATGAACCATTCACATTGTATCTAGCTAAAGAAAAACTTGAATTAAGAGAGGTTGATGTGTCAAAATATTGACCTGCTAATATAATTTTTCCGTCTAACTGAATAGCAACTGAATATCCAGTCAAATCAAAATTCATAAATGATAAATTCGTTATAACCGTGCCGCCAGTTCCGAACATAGCATCTAATGCACCGGTATTTCCGTCTAATCTGGCTAATGCATAGGACGAAACCTGAAATGATGGAAACGGTGCTGTTGTAAAAGAGGTACCTGCTAATACAATCTTACCATCTGGTTGCACCAACATGCTCCTTGCTTCCTGCACCGTTAATGGTAAAAACGCAGGAATAACAGTTACTCCACCAGTTCCAAAACCTCCTACTGGATTTCCTAAATTATCAAATTTAGATACAATAAATTTATAAGTGGGAGTAGTAATTCCTTGTCTTCCTGCTAAAAAATATTTTCCCAATCCGATTGCCAACGAAAACCCAAATTCATCGAGACCAGTAAAATTTTTTGCTACTAATCCATTTGCACCAAAGGATGAGTCTAATGTTCCATTTAAATCAAGTCTTGCCAACGCAAAAAAATGTATAGGAACTACAGAAGGGGGGACAAATCCTCTCACATATCCACCTATCACGATTTTGTTTGGAGTAATACCTGTATCTATTTGCACTGATTCCGCATAACAATCCGTAAAGGCATTTAATGGGTATGCTGTATTAAATGCAGTTGGTGTAATAACAATGTATCCATTGGGGGCAGCAAAAGTAGTAGTATCTAAAATTCCGCTTGAATTGAATCTTACAACAAATATTTGATAAAATGATGCAGTATTGTCTAATACATAACCACAAACAACTATTGAACCGTTGGGTTGGATTACTAAACTATTGGCAGTTATGGAGGGACCTCCGGGGGGAGTTGTTTGAATTAAAAATGTTGATAATCCACCCGTTCCAAAAGAATTGTCCAATGCGCCATTAGTATTGTATCGACATACTGCCACATATTGTTTCACTCCACCTGGAAGCGGCAAATTGAAGTCTTCTTTCGTATCACCAGCCATAACAATTTTACCATCTGTTTGTAATGCGATTGCCCTTGAATGGCTTTGATTTGGAGGAATAAATCCAAACCCCGTTGTTGTAAACCCAACTGTCGCAAATGAAGTGTCCAAATCAGACATTGTATATCATATGAACATATTTAAAAGAATGAATGCACACAATTGTATACCATTCATTCTTTTTTGTAAACATTTTCTCTCGCCCTTCATGAGACACATTCTTGAATATGTGTGGATAGACGCGGACGGTGGATTGCGCAGCAAGAATCGGGTGGTTGATTGTGATTGTCTCAATGTCAATGACGTGAATGACATCAGTGCCGTAGGGGAATGGTCGTTTGATGGGTCGTCCACTGGACAAGCCACCGGAACGGACAGCGACGTCATCATTCGGCCTGTCGCCATTTATCCCAATCCGTTTTATCCGACTTGTTCAACGGGTGAACCCGTGTGTTTCAAGGCGCACCTGGTCATGTGCGATTGTTATGACAAGGATGGCACCCCGCACAGCACGAATTCGCGGGACCAGTGCGCGCAAACCGAAGCCGCGTGTGCACGCGAAGAACCACTCTTCGGGATTGAACAGGAGTATGTCATATTTGAGCGATTGAAACCGCACCAATTCAGTCATTGTCCGTATCAATGGTTGAACCACACAGACCCCGGGTGCGGGGATCAAGGACCGCACTATTGTGGTGTAGGTGGCGACCGATGTTTCGGCCGAAAAATAGTGGACCAGCACTTAAAGGCGTGCTTGTATGCCGGCATTGCAATGTGCGGCACAAACGCAGAAGTCATGGCATCGCAGTGGGAGTTTCAAATTGGACCGCTGCCGGCATTGCAAGTGTCGGACCAGTTGTGGATGGCGCGCTACATTTTGATGCGGATCACTGAAGAGCACGGGTGCAGCGTGTCTTTTCATCCCAAACCGAAAAGCGATTGGAATGGCTCCGGCGGACACACCAACTTCAGCACGGCGGCGATGCGCACAACATTCGGCAATGCAATGGATGCAATTAAGACAGCCTGCGCAAAACTGCAAGCAGCGCATGCGGAACACATGCCCCTGTATGGCAAGAACAATGAGGCCCGCCTGACGGGAACACACGAAACCAGTTCAATTCATGAATGCACGTGGGGCATCAGCGACAGAGGACGCAGCATACGCATTCCGCGACATGTGGCAAATCAAGGGCACGGATATTTAGAAGACCGGCGCCCCGCGGCCAATTTAGACCCGTATCTCGTGACCGAACGCATCATGCGCACGTGTTGTTCAATCGAACAGCAGCAACCGCATGCAACCAAAACTCTGCGCATGCCAAAATAATTCATATTGTTCATGATGATCAAAACGAGAGAACGGCAACAATTGAACAAAAAATAATATAATTATTATACAAGCATTATATTATACCCCCCACAATACACAATCAAGTCAAATGAGCTGGGCCACATGCTATGCCGGATCAAACAACATCCATTTCAATTTCCCCCCCATCATGGCAGACGGACGCAACTATGCCGATTGGCAACCCGGCGCAGTCATCAACGAGCGCATTAAGGAACAGGCCGGCATAACATCCAATTCGCAGTACCGTCAGTTCCTAACACACAATGCCACGCAAATCATGCAGGCGAATCAAGTGGAGGCATGCAATCAGTGCGGCAGCTGTGTGTTCAACACGAGCAACCCTCTGCAACCGCAACCGAATGTTCCTTTCGTTTTTAATGGCGCGCTTGACCGCAGCCAGCCATTTGGCTATGAAAACAGCGATCTGAAGAACTATTACTTGACGCGCCAGCAACTGCAAGCGCGAATGATCGCACCCGTCATTACCCAGAACGAGCTGCTGATGCGTGGCTATCCAACGCCCAATTGAATGCATTCGGTGCATTCCACGCCATCCAATAATTTGATGTTTCCATAATAAACCAATTAAACGAATGCGCATGATGTATTTTATCGAGCATTGAATATTGATTGTTTTGATTGGGTTGATTCAAAAATGAGAGTTCTGAGCATTGACGTGGGGATGAAAAATTTGGCGTATTGCTTGTTCGAACGTGGCGAAGACGAAAATAACAATCATGCAAATGCAGGTGCCAAAACGCCCGAATCCATGATGAAACAGGCATCGATTGTGGCCTGGGACACGGTCAATTTGTGCGATGCGGCCGATGCAGTAAAAACGATTGCACCCACGTGTTCAAGCGCTGGATGCAAGTTTACTGCCAAATTCGTTCACGTAGCAACCACAGACACCGAATCTTGCTACTACTGCACCCGGCATGCGAATTCTTCGGGATACAAGATGCCGTTGCAGCCATCCATTGCATCGCCCCGGATTTTGAAGAAAATGACACTTGATGAATTGAAGGTGTTTTCGGGGGAATATCTCTCGACTTCAATTCCTGAAAAATGCAACAAGAGCAAATTAAAGTTGTTGCAACATGTTGCGGGTGCATTGGGAGCCGAGTATCTGGTTGCCGTGACCACGAAACCCAAGGTCATCTCGGCGGCGTCGTTGGATTTAATAACCATCGGGCGCAACATGCTTCGACGGTTCGATGCCTTGCCGCATTTGGCATCGGGCGTCGATGTTGTCATCATTGAAAACCAGTTAAGCACGTTGGCAACTCGCATGAAAACGCTGCAGGGGATGATCACCCAGTATTTTATCATGCGCGGGGTTCCGGACATTCAATATATATCGGCCACAAATAAACTGAAACTGTTTTCGGATGCTGGGGCGAATGGCACAGGTGTAACAGATGACAAGACCGACTACGCAGACCGCAAAAAACGCAGCATTGAAATCACGCGCTCGTTGATTCCGGCGCACGCGCATGCAACATTGAAGTTTGAAAACCACAAAAAGAAGGATGATTTGGCAGATTGCTTCTTGCAAGGGTTGTGGTGGTTCTGCAGACTGTGAATATTGTGGAGTGGCAACAGTTTTACAATATTTATTTAAATATTAAATTTATATTGCGTATGATTTAAACTTAAAAGATATAAATCAAACATAAGAATAGACAATACCAATACAGTAGCTGTAAGGGAATGGAAGAGGTCATCGACATTTCAAATTTGCCCAGCGATTCACGGTTTGGAGGAAGCAAGTCGTCCAATTTTGGCGGCGGTCTTGAATTTCTCATGAATGATAAAATGAAAAACGGCGGAGGTGGCAACAAGGGTGGCACCGACATCGACATCGGCGACCTGAATGCGTTGGAAGCCGAGTTGAACGAGCTGAGCGATGTTGCGGTGCCAAGCGGGTCATCTTCGAGCAAATCGTTGTTTTTTGGAAACTCTGCAAGCGGCGGTGGGTCTGGTTCCGGGTCTGTTTCATTCAGGGAAGACCCGATTGAACTGGGTGGAGGAGGAGGAGGAGGAGGAGGAGGAGGATTCAATTTAGGCAGTTCAACTGCATCTGCCGACGACGACAAAAAAACGTGGGACGGATTCGGCAAGTTCAACAACGTGCCGCTGAACCCGGACGCGCCGGTGGACTCCCACCCCCAGATGACCAAGGAAGAGCTGCTGCGCGAGAAGTTCAAGTACCTGCGAAAGTTGGAGGATTTGGAACAGAAGGGCATCACGCTGACGAAGAAGTACTCCATGGAGTCATCCTTGGCGGAAATGAAGGGCGAATACGAGACGCATTTGGAGGAGCGCGAGCGGCGCAACAGCGTGAAGTTCCAAGGCAAAATGTTGATGTCAGTCATCACGGGCATTGAGTATTTGAACAACAAGTTCGACCCGTTTGACCTGAAGTTGGACGGCTGGAGCGAGCAAGTGAATGAGAACATTGACGACTACGACGACATTTTCTCGGAGCTGCATGACAAGTACAAGTCGAAGGCCAAGATGGCGCCGGAGCTCAAGCTGCTGTTTCAGCTGGGTGGCAGCGCAATCATGCTGCACATGACCAACACCATGTTCAAATCGGCCATGCCGGGAATGGATGACATCATGCGTCAAAACCCGGAACTCATGCAACAGTTTACTGCGGCGGCCGTGAATTCCATGTCGCAGAACCGCCCCGGGTTCGGCAACTTCATGGGCGACATGATGGGTCAAGGACCCCAGGGACAGGGGCAACAAGGCCCTCCTCCTCCGTCTCAAACTCCGTCGCGCCAGACACAACCCTACATTCCCAATCAAAGACCGCCACCACCACCGGTTCCCACCAGCGTGCGCGACCCCAATTCGGATGCGGGCACACCGTTCCGCGCTGGAAACAACACGGCGCCTCCACCTTCCATGCCGTCCAATCGTCCGGATTTGAATGCCGCGCGTAATGGCAGCAACGGCGGCAACGGCGGCAACAGCAACAACGGCAACGGCGGCAACAGCAACAACGGCAACGGCAACTCGGCTCCTCCTCAGATTTCTGTGTCCAAGCGCCCCGACATGCGCGGCCCCACCGATATTTCCAATATTCTTTCCGGACTGAAAACCAAAACCATCCAAGTGCAAGCCCAATCACAACAGCCACCTCCTGCAACCGAAGACAAGACCAGCACCATCAGCATTTCGGACCTGAAGGAGCTGCAGAACGACAACCTGCCTCACAAGAGCAAGCGCCGTCAACGTTCCGACAAGAACACCGTCAGCTTGGCGCTGGATATTTAATTTAGCACATTTGGCACATTTAGCATTTCAATTTGACTAAAACCAAAATTAACTCGTCATAACTGATGCATTTTTATAAAAGAAACAATATAAATATACTCACGCGCATATATTTACATTGCATTTGTGCACAATCCGAACCAATCAATACAATCAATTAATAACAATGTCAACAATGTCGTCAGAAAAATTCATAATGACATGCGACAAGGACTCCGTGTATTTAAGCAGGGACAAACCAAACTACATGTATTTGATTGAATTTCGGGCACGCAACGAAAAAATTCGCATTGATGCATTGTTGACATTCGAAATTTACAAGATGATGTATGAATTGAACAAGGACTTGTTTGATTCGTATAACATTGCATACCCTGATCCGGCGGACCCATCGCGAGCAGAAATTCTCTTCATTTTTAAGAGCATAATGGGATTGGGCGAGAGATACACGCATGTTTACACGGACATGCCACATGTGCTAAAAACGCAAAATCAAAGCCAAAGCCAAAGCCAAAGCCAAAGCCAAGTCATTGAAATCGCCAGTATGAACGTTCCCAAGAATTCGCCGTTGCCCTCTTTGCTGCGGCATTTGATTCCCAAGCGCGCCGAACAAATCGATTCGGACAATTCCAACATCATAATTCACGTGCAGCCGGATGGACACACCATTCAGTTCCATTACAAGTTCAAACTGCAGCTGTCCAAACCGGATGACGTGATTTCCATCCCGCTATTTGTCGACAAGGCAGTCAGCACGATGATGAAAACCATATTCGTGCGCATGAAACAATTCATTGAATGCCTTGGATAACTTGAAACCTGATTTTACTTGCGTTTCGGGTTTAAAAATACCAAATACAACAATCCGAATCCAATTATGGAACCAATGACCATGTGTTGCGTGGTTAAAGTTGAAGATTGGGTGCTCTTTTCAGTGCATGCGTTCAACTTGCACGTCATTTGCTTTTCGGTTTATATGAACTTTTACGGGTTATATAAATCATAAATATTAAATTTTGTTCAAATTTTGTCAAATTTATTCATCTTTTGAAAATTTTTGAAATTCCACCTTTAATGGGGTGTCATTGCGGATTTCCTCTCCACCAGGATTTATCAAATTGGAAGTTCTTAATCTGAAATGATACACCGGAATGTTTATGACATTGTCGGATAAATTTTTGTATGAATTTCTAGTGGGTGATTCAGTGATCATCCACATTTGTGTTTTTTCAAAACATCGTTCAAACGCTTCAATTGCAAGCGCTTTGTCCGTTGCAGTCTGGGCATCGTAATCAGCTTTTTGAGCATTTAACCCAGTATTGATTTCGTCAGCCTTTTCATCAATCGGTCCCGCAACGGAATCGGATGCCATCCGCACATCTCTCGGCAGACCTCTAAAATCGGTTTCAAACGGTTTTTCAATGCTTTTCTCATATGCGGATTTAACATATCCGATAAAATCATTCTTAAAAGTTTCAGACTTGGCCAGGTATTTCTGCAAAATGGTCAGTCCTTCTTCAAGAGCCGCTGGTTCTTCGACTGTGGGTGCGCTGATGTCTCCGATGCTCTCAAGATCTGCTTCAAGCTCTTCTTCAAGATCAGATAGGTCGTCATCGTCATCGCCGGCCACAACAGACGCCGCAACTTCGGATGCAACCGACGCATCATCATCGTCATCGCCAGATGCACCAGACGCATCGGCACCAGACGCACCAGGCGCATCATCATCATCATCATCGCCGGATGCAACAGGCGCCGCAACTCCGGCCACACCAGCGTTTGTGCGCCGCTTTTTTAGTTTTTTCACACCTTCTATAATTCCACTCACGATTGCAACAATGAATGTTGCTGGCAGCCACGCGGCCAACGCTAATATTCCCGTTGCCCCTGTTCCTGCTCCAACCACCGAGACCATTGTTCCCTGTTTAACAGAATTCAAGAGACCCTTGCCAAGTTCGATCAATGCTTTAACACTGCCTATGCCCACAAAGCCAAGAACAAATGACATTAAATAAACACAGTATAACAAAAATTTAGCAAGTTGCAACCCCTTTCTTTCTCCCCACCGTTTTAACATGCGCACAGTCGCATCAATGCACTCTTTGCGATATTTCGCCTTATCGGTGTCGGTTTTAATCAACATTTTATCACCCGGTTTCAGTGTCAATACATAAGTGCTGATGTCCTGCAACGTTCCATTCACCATGACATTTGGATTTACATAGAGCATTGTGCTGTCGGTTTGAATTGCCGCGTTCCATCCAATGTGTGCACCTGGATTTGTCATGACTCGTGGTGTATAATCATCAGAAAGGTTTGCCAATTTTGTTTTCATTACAGTCAAATTGGCATCTTCAATTTCAATCCCAGCAACACCGTGCATTTCAACAAGGTTGAAATATTCCGCAATTTGGGCCAAAGCACGTATTGAATTGTATGGAAATCCAATTTGGTGCAACGGGTCAGTTGGTTCAAATGGGGGCGTGTCATAAAATTTCTTATTTTCCTCTAGTGCATTGTCAGACACTTCCTCATTGATTGCTTTCAACTTTTTGGAATTGGTTGTTCTCAAAATGGGGTTTGTGGCAACATCCGTGCAGCAGATTAATATGGTTGCTGTGCCATTATTCTGAGTTGCATCAAGGAGGCCAATCGCGTGTGGGTCTGCATCAAAGTATGAAGTGTAATCATACACCGCATTCGCCGAGTTGAATCCAAGCCGTTTAAAAACATTGGCAATTGTGAAATTTTGCTCCTTTGCTTTCAAGTTGGTCATCATTTGTTCCCACACGATTTTCAAATTGGAATCCATCATGGCTTTATCGGAAGAACAAGTCAAACCCGCCTGGTCCAACAATGTTATGTCCGACAACTTGCCTTCAAACAAAGTCAGTGTCAACTGAACCACGAACAGTGGAAACTCGATGCACTTCCTTGCGGATGATGCGGATGATGAACGCAGTCCCCGCAGTTCAGCAAAATCAATGGCTTGACGGCCACCATCTCTCTTGAATGAAGCCAGTTTTGTGTCGTTGCGTATTTTGCAATACAGTTGCTCTTCGGGCCATGCATAATTGTTCAATACCATTTCTTTGCCATCAATTTTCATGGGGGCATTCTTTTGAAACAAATTTTCAAATATGGTTTTCACATTTTTCATCAAACGGGCAATCGATGGCTGTTTTGAAACAATGAGAATGCCTGAATTGACCGCAGATGATTCCGCTGACACACTGCTCACGCCCAGTGATTCTTGAATTTTGAGATCCACGATTTTTTTTAATAGCGGCGGCAACGGTTTGGTTTCAGGTATTTCACGTGAAGCAATGTCATCAAAATCAACGTATTGCCATTTATTTATGTCCAATAACTGCGCGCATATGAACGGATTGTGCAGCACGCTTGAATTCGGAATGAACGCGCCATCGCACACTCCCGTCGTAAATTTGGCATCCATTGACCACGACATGTTGACTGTCAGGTACGCAAGCGCCTTTTTAACCCCTTCAATGTCGTCGGTGTTTATCTGAATGTTGTCGGGTTTAATTTTTGAAAGCAGTGTCAGGATTTTTTTGGCCTGCGTATACACATGCACCGATGCGTTAAAATCATCTACGGTGGCTTTAAATTGTGATAACATATTGTGCAAAATTAACACATGTTCATCAAATGAACTCAAGTATGCATTACGTGGAATTGCATTCGCATTACCCATCATCCACCAACTCACATTCACATTCGTTGGATTTTGATTGGTTTCGCTTGCCTCAACCACTTCTCGATTGGCGTTATAATTAACATAAGTGTCTCTTATTTTTTCTTGAAAGGACACCATCCGTTTTGGTAAAGAGCGTTCATTCCATTGTTGCAAATTATTCTCAAATCCGGTCATTTTTGAAACAATTTTGCGGGCATCATACAATGTTTCAATTTCCCCTTGTGCACTGCGAAGACATTCACCCAGTTGTGATGACGGCGACGATGACGACAATGACCCGATTTCTTCATTGACAACGTCTTCAACGTTGTCCGGACACTCACCGCAATTTCCGATGAATGCGCGCGGAGTGCTGCAGTAATTAACAAAATACAACAAGTCTTTTTCTTGCAAGTTCAATCCACCCATCTGAAATTTGAGTGTGAAAAAATCTTCAACCGGCATAATCTGCAATTTTAGAGTTTCGTCAATCGTGGTTGCCTGACTCGTGGATGACCCCATCCGCAATAAAACGGATTCGCGCTGACTTGTGTATTCGTTATAACGCTGTTTCACATCCTGTTGTGTTTTTTCATCGTAATACACAATGACACTGACATTGTTCGATTCGTAAAACATGCTGTAATCTCTTACTGCGTAAAAAAACGAATCGCCAATGAATTTCTTATCCTCATCGCTGACCATTTTGAGATTTCTCTCGTCGCTGCCGTATCCAATTGCCATAATTTTTACGCAAATTCGTTTGGAAGATGATGATGATGCGGTTGCGGATGCGGTTGCGGATGTCGAACCCGCACTTCTTGCATTCAGTATGACCGTTTTAAAAACCAGTTGCATCATTTTATACAATTGTTCCATGTATGCGCCGCGGTTCAGTGATTTTTTCCCATTGGATTCTTCCCCCGTCATGAACTTGCTATAAGACGGACTGATTTTAGAGCTCAAGTCTGGAATCCAGGTGTGAAGCATGAACGAATTGGTTGGTCCACGCATGGGGGGAGTGATGAACATCAGCGGCGCAGGATATGCCGTGGGCAAATTCGGTTCCGTGTAATCCTGAATGGCTCCGGGTTCGACCGGACGCATCAATTGCATGAATCGGTATGTCAGTTGTTCATTTGTGGATGCTAGATTTTGAGTCGATGTTAATTCATAACGGTAGTATCCAGGGGTTGTCCAATTGTATATTGCGTCGACCTCATCTTTTGTAAATTTATCAATGGCAGTTGCTGCACCATCCGTGCAATCATTCCAATCCTTCAATGCTTTACCAATTCCACTAATTCTGTTAATTGCATTAGTCATTTTTTTTGCATTAGTACTCGCCTCTTTTATTGTGTCCAGGGTTTTCTCAGCTCTTGCTTGTTCCGGCGAGATATACATTTCTCTCCATGTTTTTTTTGTATATCGTGGGTCTGTATAATCTCTTCTTGAGTCGTTTTTGTCAGGAAGTGGGGTTGGATTATCAAACCGCATTTTGGGATAATTTGGGGGGGGATTGCGATTAACGTAATGCACGTTTTCGGTTAATGGGTCCACCCTCGGAATCCACTGACTTTGTTCTTTGGTAGAGGTGGCGGTGGTTGAATCCTGTGCCGGCAGCAGCTCTTCGCCCAGAATGTGCCGTATCAAACTCGGGTCCTGATGAAATATCCACTCATAATCAAAAAACAATGGACCATGTATGATGTAAAGCATTTCATCATTGAATCGATTAAATTCATCTTGCTCTGTCAACTGTGCTGATGCATCAACGCCATTCGCCAAGGATTTGTAAAATGTCTTCAAGTAATCTGCATGCTTGGGTGCATCTTTGTGCACTGGAGATTGGTCGCTGTATTTCATCAGAGACAACAGCGTGGTATTATTATACATGAATGCTGCGAAATTGCATTGTTCAAATATTACTCGTTCCATCGCATTTATGAGATTTTTTCTCATGAATTTTTCTTCAGATTTAGGAATTGAAGTTTGATACTTTGCCGCTGCCCAAATCGAATTCGCTATAGCACGTGCCGGTTCAAGCAATGGAGTCAAACAACCTGCATTAATCTTTCCTATGTCATCAGAAAATGTGTCTCCGTCGTTCAACTCTTTGTAAATATCATCTAGCGCCGTCTCTATGTCAGCCGTGCTTGCAGTCAAATCAACATTGAGCATGATATAACCATAAGTCGCAACTGCAACAGCACAAATGATGTTGCACGCATTCATCTCTCCGTCCAATTTAGAAACGGCAAATGCCAATGCACTTTCAAAATCAGCCGATTCATCAACCACCTCATCGCACATTTGTATTATTTTTTCACGTGGCACCATGAGAGAAGGTGTCAAAAAACAAGGGAATTTGTAATATAGACGTTTTAATAGTGTATCATAATTCAGACTGTCTTCCGCAGTGGATTTGAATGTGCATAAATACGTTTTATCACGTATTGCTTTCAGTTTATTTGAACGCAGTTCGGAACGATTTGCCAAATTCTTATTTGTCAGTATTCCAATCAAAAATGCAGACATAATTTCAATATTGCGGGATGGAGCTGCTTTTCTCCCAAGTGAATCCGTGTAATCAACCGGGGTTGCCTTGCTTGCCATCGACATGTTTGAATTCAACACCGGAAGGTAATTTGGAATGCGGCCAACTGACGATGTGTTGAACAAGACAAATACGTTAGTATATAAGTAAAAATATGGCAGCATGCGTGTTAGGGGCAGAGTTGTTTTTTTCAATCGTTCTGGTAATTCATCATAAATGAGTTCCCACAATTCGTTCAACTCAATCGGGACATTAGTTGCGGTTGCAGCAGAAAAATCAATAGCATATTTGGTTGCATTGGTTAAAGGACCGACCTCTTTTTTTGCAGAATCATACGATTTTTCAATGAATGCAATTTGACGCTCGTTAATCTTCTTGTTTGCAAAAATAACAAAGGATTCGAACATGCCCCAATTCAGGAAGATGTTTGCCGCCGGATTGTTGAACTCTGTTTTTCGTTTAAACAATTGCTTGAACTTTGAATCATAAAATGCATTCATGACGTCCTTATTGATGTCAAATGATGTTGGAACAAACACAACATAATCGCACGTCGACTCTCTCTGCGTCTGCCTTTGCGCAGAATCCAAACTGTCAAAGGATGATGCCAGGACCATTTTCTGAGATAATATGTCAATTGTCTGGGTGGATTGGGTAGATTGGGTTGATGCAGATGGTTTCGAATCCTTCGTCAGGCCCGTGTCTTTTTTCTTTCCGGTTCGAATGGAATTAAACGTTATTAGCAATGGGTCATACGTTGATTTTCTCAAATTGGCAGCAAAACGGGAAGACTGTGTAATATCACTGGCATCACTTCCAAACAAGTTCAAAAGGCTCATGCTTGCTTGTCCCTAGAATAGAATATTAAAGTATATTTATATTTTAATATTGAAATTCAAAATGCATTGAATCATCATGAATCAAATTTATCCCTTTGCAGACCGAAATGCGGTCAAATATCGGTTGTATTTCATGGCATCTCTCTGTTTTTTGGCACGTTCAAGCACGTCCATCGCATCACTGATTTCCTTGTCGGTGACCACGTTGCCCGGGCCATGACCCGACTTGGACATTCCTCCTATAGCTGATGCGGTTTGGGTGACTGTGGAACTTGAAGTGCCGCCAACCCCGCCTGTGCTCGTGGCAATCGAGTTGGACATTGCGCGATATTTGTCGGGCATGATGCAATACTTGCTGTTTGCATTCAGTCCATAGTCCGCTAAAACCACAAACACGGCCGTCAGGATAAGAGACAGCATCAAATCGCGCGTGCCCATCCATGACACGGAAAACACCAGCACTTCTTTGGTGAGCGCCGTCTTCAAAAAGTTTTCAGTGGACGGGTCCAACTTGAGTTCAATGTACCGCGCACCAATGTTCAGCGTCAACATGATGATGCCCGCAAAAAACAAGCTGTTGTTCAACCGGTGCACCGCATAATTAAACCAACCAAAGATGAAATCCAACATGGAATTGCAGTAATAAATATTATGGGTTTTATTAACATATCAATACAAAATAAAAAATGCTAAAACAATTGACGTTTCAAACGATTGACGCCTGATTTTAAATTATTCATGCCATTCGTGACCAAGCGGCGACCCGTGCGAATGTGAGGACGCAGCATTGGAGTGAAGCCTTCTGCTGTTGTCGATGATGTGGTTGTGGTTGGTGCGATTGTGGGTGCTGCTGTTGGTGCTGCTGTTGGCTTTGCCATAATCCATCCGCATTTAGGGTCGCATATGTTGTTGATTGTTTCATACTGAGTGCCCCCATTTGACAACGTCATTGGATTGCATTTGGTAAATGAATTCATGTCAATCGTATGGAATGCATCCAGTTGGTCCGTGCCGATGATTGGATTACCACTCGCATCCATTTTAGTAAAAAATGCAGGACTCAACATGTATTTCATTATATACTTCCCTGATTGCGTGGGGTCATCTGGCAATCCTTTCACGCAATACTTTTGCCTAAATTCATCCGGGTTTTTGAAAGAAATGGCCGGTGCTGGAGTTGTTGGAGTTGCTCCACTTGCAGACGCCAACGGATTCACCATGCCTTCTTTCATCGGTAACTGATTTAATACGGCAATGATTGCAATTACTGCGATGATTCCTGCGATCCGATGATACATTGTTAGTGCAATGATTGCGGCAACCATTACGATTTTACCCAACACATTATCTCTCAAAAAGAAAAGGGGAGAAGCCCAAACCATGCATGCAATCACAAATGCAAATGCAACGGCTCCCAACTCGGGGTCCACGTTCATGAATTTTTTGGCGAATTCTTTCAAATGAAACATATTTCAATGGAATCGGAGTTTGTGTGATTGTTTAGGAACAAACGAGAGAATGGCAATATAATATAATCCGATATTAATATTTTTACCAAAACACCAATGCAATGCAACGCAACGCAACGCAACGCAATAAGATAAACAAAAACAAAATATTATCTACCTTTTTATTAGGAGATGTCTGGATATTTGCAATATTCAAATTACGGTGATGATGATGAACCGCAAGTGAAACGAAAGGTTGCATCAACACCAACGCCAGTAATGCAATCGGATAAGAACCAACCGAAACGAATATTAAGAACAAATCAACGAACCCTCCGGTCCAAGCCGCCGGGCCAAGGCCAAGGCCAAACGCAGGGCCTAACGCAACAACAACCAAAACAGCAACACACATATGTTCAAGAACTCATTCAAAAAATCCACAGCTATGAAAATAATGAGGATGTCAGCGATTCTGAAGGTGATGACAATAACAATTATGTCCCCATGGCATCCGGACCAAATCCACATTCTTCTAATCCCACCACGACCATTCAGCAACAGTTTCAAACCGAGCCGACACCAAATCGACACCGATTTCCAGGAGCAAATCAGGACGATTTAAGTGCCAAATGGAATCCGGCGCCAGCCAAGGAACCGTTTTCGCTTCAAGAAGCCAAGGCTTTGGCAAGTCAATACTTGCCGTCCGTGTTCCAAGCGTCCAGTGCCGGAGATGACAGCGAAAACAAGGACGCGATGATGCATAAGTTGGACCGCATCATCTCTCTGTTGGAAGACCAGCATGATGAAAAAACGGGCCATGTCACCGAAGAGTTGGTGCTTTATTGTTTTTTAGGCGTGTTCATCATTTTCATCGTGGATTCATTCGCACGAGCAGGGAAATATGTGCGTTGATCAGTTGCAACGATTCATATTATATTTTATATTTTATCAATTTAAAGTATAATAACACGACACACAAAATGATTGAATCTCGCAATCGTGCAAATAAAAAGGGCAGGCAAACGCACCGTCGGATGCGTTTAACTGGCGGCGCCACTCATGTTGCAAAATCCAAGCACGCCGTTGTGAGCTACACGGTGAACAGCACGGCGGATTCCATACGGATTCATGCCAAGTTCGGTGATTTGACCGGCGTGTCGGCGATACACATTCACACAAACAACAATGGAAAACCGGGTCCCATCATTGCATGGCTGGCCACAACTCGCGAGTGGAAATCCGGTGTGTTTCAGAACACCCCCGGCAACAATGCGCCGTGTTGCGGACCCAACAATCCCATGTGCTGTTTAGCCGGACCTGCTGGTCCCACGCCACTGGTTCACAGCGTCGCCAACACCGAAGTGGATTACGTGGTGAGAAACGATTTTTGCAAGTCCAAGAGCGCATGCCCGTGGATTAACAACGGAACCATTTTGGTCATACACGGATTGAATTTTCAAAGAATCGAGAATGGCTGCATGACCGATGCCCCCGCAGGCATTGACCCATTGCAAGCAATCCCATTTTCGGGACAGGCGGCTGGCGGCAAAAGCAATCGAATCAAACACGGCGTGCGCACACAACGTCGTGGTCGTGGTCGTGCTCGTCGAGGCGGCAACATGTTTCATGGCACCTATGCAACCCCTCCCGTTGTTTGTTTGGCCGGCGGCAACAAAATTCCGTGCACTGCGTTTAGCAGCGCATAGAAGAAATGAATGAATGAAATGAATGCGTTAGTTCGCCGGTTTGTAAAACAGGTAGAAGAATTGGTGCTCCTTTTGTGCTTTGACAAGGTCAATTTGTCCAAGCATGTTGAATCCGACGCCGGTGGCCAGTTCAATGAACGTTTGGGGAGACGGCATTCGGAAGTTGCGCACGTTTTTGCGCACCTTGCCCGTCTGGTCGTCCGTGAACACCTCCATGTACTGCACCACGTCATTCGGAAAAATTTGCACGTCCGATTTGTATTCAAAATCATTGAACTTCGCGACACTCTGCGCCCCCTTTTTTGTGGGCGTGGGCGTGGTCGTGGTTGCATCGCCGCCCAGCATGCTTGCCGCATTGAACCTGCGCGGGTCCACCAAATGCAGCACAAAGTAGCCACCCGGTTTCAGCCACGCATAAATGTTGGAGAACAGCTGCTCCGTGTTGGGAATGTAGTACACCTCGAAATTCATCATGGACACCAGTGTGAAGCTGTCGGGCTTGAATGACGACACCACCGTGGGGTCGCCCTTGACGATGTTCAAATTGAGACTGGAATACGTTTTTTTCGCCTGCGCAATCATGTCTGCAGACGACTCAATTCCGGTTATGTCGGTTACGCCGTGCTGAATGAAGGCGTTCATGTAGGCGCCTGTTCCTGCTCCCACGTCTAGAGCAACCGTCTGGTTCGAAATGTCCGGATATTTATTGATGATGGCACCCACTTCATAAGCGTTGTTGACCTTTTGGTTGAACAATTCGTCATAAACGGCTGCGTAAAAGGCGTCCTTCGCGTCGGCATCCTTTTTAACAATGACGCCGCTTTTGCTGCTGCTTGAACTGTTTTGCACGAACGACTCCATGAATGACCCCGAATACGGCAGCGGGGTTTTGAACCGTTGAATTTTATTGTATGCCGAAATGAGCAGCAACATCGTAATGACGATCAGCAGCACGCGAAACCACACGTTTTGTTCAATCGATTTGCAGAAGACATTGAATGCATCCATTGGAGAGATAATTGTGTTATTTTATTGATGATAATGTATTGATATTAATATATGTTATATTGTTATTTATTTTTTTGGCATTCCGGATTAAATGAACGACAATGAAATCAACGACATTCGCGGGGAAACTGAATTCAAAGGAACCACCTTCTCAAAATACAAAAAAGCCGACGTCCGTAAAGAATTGCTCAACTGCCTAAAAAATGGGAAAATAGAACCCGCTTGCTACTGGACCGCCGAACTGGTGTGCGCGGGACATTTTCCCGAGCTCTGGGACGTCATCTTGACCTTCAGCAGCAAACACATTCATTTAGCAAACCCAAGACTGTGCACGTATTTGGAAATGCGGTATGAAGCATTCAAAGGCATCGTTGCCAACGGCTACGTCGGAAACGAACTGCGCATGCGCAACAACCCTCGCATTCGTTCCCTGTTTGCCGAAGTCATGTGCGTGCTTTGCAACTCCAAAAAAAAATACAGCCTGGAGGGCATCAAAGTCAAGAAAACCGATTTTGACAGCACCGCCATGACGGACAAGCTGAAAGCGCCCAATGTGTCATACGCATCCGACGCATTCTTGTCGGGCGACCCGAAAGAACTCTTCATTGCAATCAACGAATTCGCATTCCATGTCTCTAAAGAATCCAAAAACAGTTTGCAGGCATCCTATTGGCTGGAATGGATCATGGAATTTGAACACGTCTGCAAAATGAAAAAACAGAAATGCGTCGGTGAACGTCGCAGCACCATGCCCGTGGAATCCAAATTTCAAATGGACCCCATTTGGATTGTCTGGGAACTCATCCTGGGACAAGCACAAAAAATGCCGGACCCATTGACCTCTAAAATCATACAAAGTTTGCTCAAACTGTATTGTTTGCGATACACCGATGGTGTCAAAAAGAAACGGCGGTATTTGATTTACTTTGCGATTTGTTTGCTGACCGAGCCGGTCATCATGACGCAAGAAATCGTGTCGAACAAAGAAACCATTGAAGCGGTTGTGAAAAAAATAGACACGGTTTATAAACAAGTGAAAAAAAATGAAATTGCACCCAAGATGGATTATTTGTCGGGTTCAATGGGAGGTGCCAAATCCGATTTAGATAAAACGATTGAAAAGATGGACAAACTGAACTCAATGAACACCATCATTCGCATGGCATAGTGTGCATGACCAGCGACGGTTGCGGTTGCGGCTGCGGCTGCGGCTGCGCGTGAACCCATTTCATCATTTGCATCTGGAATATTTTCCCATACATGTGCATTATAATTATTGTGTGAACTTATGGTTTTGATTGTATGTCATAAAGTGATATATTTTTATCTTCATTAAAATATATTAGCATTTGACTTTGACTTTGATATCCAATTACAGTTCCTGCAATGTCGTATCCTGCTCCTGCACTTGCGCCTGCATCTGCTCCATCTGCTCCATCTGCTCCATCTGCTCTATCTGATGCATTTTCATTCAACAACAACAGCGCAAATTTTGGCAACGATGCACCAGAGTCGTCTTCTCCCATGTCATTGTTGGTGCGCGCCGTATTAATCGTTCTTTTGCTTTCGCTCATTGGATTCAATGTCATGACTTATTTAGATGACATAACCCGATGGTTCGGCGAAACATTTGGAGCGCCGTTTCAGGCGGTGGCTCGATTTTTGGGCTACGCCGCCATTGACACGGCCCAGACAACCGTGGATGTCTCTGCCCAGGGAACCAAATCGGCAGTCGACATTGCCGCCGGGGCCGCAACCAGCGGCATTGACGTGCTGCAACAGACCATTGAACAAAAGGGTCGCCAAGAAGACCAAGACCAAGACTCACAAAGCCAACCAGGCCAATCCAGCACAAAAAATTCTCAAATGAGCTCCAGCGCAGCATTGCAGCGTGCGCTGTCTCATGCAAAAAAACAACCACCGCAACCAGATGACGCCACCAGTCGCACCCAACGCACTGGCAAATCCGGGTATTGCTACATTGGCGAAGATCGCGGGTTTAGGAGCTGCATCAAAGTGGGCGAAGAAGACACGTGCATGTCCGGCGACATTTTCCCGACCCATGCCATCTGCATTAATCCTCGACTAAGACAATAAATATGGAATATTAAATTATTATTACATATTATTACGCATTATTACATACATCAACCCACATCATATCACAAACTCAAAAGATGTTTGATTCGTGTTATTCATTGAATGTGTTGCTGTTGATTGGGTTCACGTGGTGCATCCTGTGGTGGATGTACAATTATTACATACGAACTCCATCATTTCATCCACTGGGAACCGTGTTGCTGCACGTTCCGTCATGGATTCAGAAACTGACCCCGCACGTTTCCACCAATCCCAAAAAGAACGACCCCAAATTGCTCAACATTGATGGGTGGAGCGTGGGACACGTTCTAATTTACGCCAGCATTGGCATGTTTTTTCCTGGCAAATACATGGAAATACTGGTCATTTCATTGTTGTGCGAAGTGTATGAATATGCAGTGGGCTGGCGCGCGCGCTGGTTGTTGGATCCGCTTGCCAACATGCTGGGATATGTGTTGGGTGAGCTCATTGAATCCCGCTTCAAATTTAATTTGTACAACAGATTGAAGCGCGTGCCCGTGTTTCAAAACATGGGATGCTCTTTCACATTGTTCGGGAGTCTATTGGCCATACTTTTTATAAATCAGCCTAAATTCATGCAACATGATTTTTATTAAACGCGGTTGTGTTTTTGCGTTTTATGTGAACACATTTGTTGCATGAATTGCGTATTACGCTAATTGCACTATTCGCAAATCTCGGTGTAAGTCAAGTTCAACAGCGGGCACAGCTCTTTGGGGTCAAACTGAACTTTGATTTCCTCGTTGCGCGAGGTGCAGAGCTCTTGCTCGATGAAGTTGATGATGGGACACACCTTGTGGATGTCTTTGACATCGTTGTCCACCCGTTCGTGTTCATGCTCTTGCACATGTTTGACCTCATGCTTATGCTCATGGTGCTGACTATGATTGTTGTATTCGTGTTCCAGAATCCGAACGGACATGACATCATAGCTTACGGGCTTGGTGACAAACTGTTCCTTGTTCTTTTCACCCGAACAAAACGAGGTGTTGTAATTATGCAACAATACGCACAAATCGGATGCGTTTGCATCATGAGGTTCAAGCGGATGCTCATGCGCATTAATGCAAAGGTCGTGCTCGACAATTTGTATGAGCGGGCACAGATCGCTCGGATTCAGATGGGATTTAGGAATCACGAGCGCTGCACTTGAAGTTGCGGGAAGCAACAACAACAGCGAAAGAAAAGGCATGAGACGAGAGATGTTCATTGATTCGATCATTTTGGTTTGATTGTTTGGATTGGTTGTATTGGTTGTATTGTGTTTATATACATTCTAAATACTATATTTTCGTGATAGTTATGTCCGCATCTCATTGAAGGAATGTATTCATTGGGTTCATGGTTCATGGTTCAAAAATAAGAACGAAACCTTATAACTATTATGCCAGAACCGCCTTTTCCACCATCAGTTGCACCGCCACCACCCCCACCTCCAGTTCCACTGGATCCAGAAACACCATTCCCAGTGTAGCCACCATTGCCACCGCCGCCTTTACCACCTTGCGCTACCGCTAAACTGGTTGCACTTCCCCCTCCTCCTCCCCCGGCATAATAAGTAGATATTCCAGTTATTTGGATTGACAACCCATCGCCACCGTTCCCCCCAAACATTATTTGTGAATTCTCTCCGGGCGCACCAGCACCACCTCCTCCTCCTCCAGAACTAGTCAAAATTATTCCAGAATTACCTGCACCACCTGCATAGCCTTGTCCGGAAATTCCATTGCCAGGTGTTGTCGCTGTTGGTGAATTTGAACTTCCCCCTCCACCACCGCTTCCACCACTTGCGCCATCACTCCCAATGTTGCCTCCTCCGCCTCCACCATATGCAATCAATGGTGAGGAGCCATTTGTAATGCCAAATGTGCTATTTGCACCATTTGCACTGGTGGTTCCTCCAAGTCCGACCATCAAATTATACGAGGCATTTAATGTCAATGTCAATGCGGGTCCGGGCACATACAATAAGCCACCCGCACCTCCTCCTCCTCCTCCAATGAATGTATAATGTGTAGGGGAGACATCTTGTCCATGTCCACCGCCGCCGCCGCCGCCCACAATCAAATATGCCACATCAAATGTGGCATTTGGAATGACGGTTGCATTTGGATTTGGAACAACGTTTCCATTGGTGTCGACACTGAATTCATAAACGGTGTATCCAGAAATGCCGTTATTATATTGTGGCTCATTGAAACTACCGGTGGCTCCATTGGAATCTAAATAACTGACCTTGCATGCGATGCACTCGCTATAAACAACTGTGAGAACGTTCGGTGCAGGTAGCGGCGGCATATTCGCAGGTCTTGCTGCAACCCCACTCCCTACCTCAATGGTCACATCGTATGGATCATATGGGGTCCAATGAATACCATTTCTTGAATAAGCAACTACTGATATTCCTCCTCCAACTGCAACCCATTTACCATTCGCATCATCCCATGTGACTGAATTGCAAGTGTCTAACTCGTTATTTCTAAATATGGTATTGCCGTTGGCAGATGGTTGCCAAGTTTCTCCATCATCATGTGAATAAATTAAATTTGCATTGCTCTGACTCCCAACTCCAACCCACATGGTTCCATTGCACGCGAATGAGTATGGTGAGTATGGGTATGAAGTGCCCTGTGCAACAACAAAATCGGATTTACTCCAGGATGTTCCATCATTGACGGAACGATAAAATGATACATTGTTGTTTGCATCTAAACTACTTGCAATCCAGGTTGTTCCATGACATGACAATGATTGAAATTGATCGCTTGCACTTGCCAATTGATTCCAGTTAATTCCATCAGTAGAAATAAGTGTGGCCGTGTTGTTATTGCTGCTATTTGACATGACTGACATCCACACCCTACTAACTGTATTACATGCCACCGAAACACAATTTGGAAAAATATTATAATTGAGAGTGCACGTGTTCCAATTTTGTCCATTGTCATCTGAATAATAGAGAACGCAACTGTTGGAATTATTGATATTGGAACCTGCAACCCACCTCGCACCATTGCATGCCAATGCACTGCAACCTCCATACAAACTTGAAGGAGGAACATGAGAAGCAGTCCATGTCATTCCATCATCAGAATAATATATGAGCACAATTGTGATCGTCTCGCCCGAGCTGTCGCTGGTGTCCAGGCCTAAACCTGCAATCCACACATTCGCAAACACATTGTATGCGACCGTGTTAAATGAAATACTATCACCAAAATCTTCAAAAGCACTAGACTGGTTCCATGTAGTTCCATCCAATGAATAAAATATGGAGGAAGTTGAGGTTATAACTGAGCGCGCACCCGGGGGTGTGGGTGTGGGTGGCGTGGGTGTGGGTGTGGGTGGAGTGGGTTGAAACCCATTTAATAAACCATAACCATAACCGACTCCTTTTCCTCCCGATGCAGGCGTCACCTGCAACTTGTAGTTGTACAATGGCACGCTCTCATCAATGCATAGCTGAATCACGGGACCTGGAACATCGCTGTCGCTTGTCAATGAACAAGTAACTAGCGGCTGGTTGCATTGCAGCGCCACAGTGGTTCCCGCAATTTTAATTTCAGGCAAATTGTCCACATTGGGATTCGTGACGGTTTGCGTTTGTGTGGCCCACGATTTTTTGCGTGTGAACGCATTGCGCGAAATCATAGAGTATTGTTGCGCTGAAGACAGCTGTGCGCTGTTGCTCTTGTATTTCAGAATTTCTGCCTTGCGCCGTTGGTCCAATGCATGTGTGCTGTAAACTAAACCATTGTCGGCAGTGCAATCAGCATAACCATAATTGCTGACGCAATTGGGACAGTTGTTTCCACCGGCACGAGACCACGGCGGCGGACCGGCCACGAATCCCTTTATACCACAGTTGTTGTACTGCATTGTCTGACTTGACAAATTTATGGGCGCATCCAGAATTGAATTTGTCGAACGCGATACATAACTGTAGTTTCCTGTATTAACTGCATTTACAGCTGCAACTCTAAAATTATACAATGTTCCATCTGATAATCCAATAACAATGCAATGAATTGGCCCTGTCATGGGCAAGATTGGGGGTGGCACAGTATTCCACGAAGAGGCTTCATTGACCCGATAATCAACAACATATGACGTGATTGGTATACCTGTGCCGTCATCATCAGGAGGCATCCATGACAATGACACGCTTTTCACGCCGGATTGAGCAGTTAATCCGATGGGCGCATTTGGTATAACATATGTTGAAGTCGTTGCAATTGCACTGTATGATCCCGGGGCAACCACATTCACAGCGGCAACCTGAAACTCATACAATTTTCCATCCAATAAATTGTTGACAACGCAATATGGGGTTGAATCTGTTGTAAGTGGTGCACTACTCCAGGACCCAGATACTCCCCTAATTCGATATTGTGCAATATATGATGTGATTCGAGTGCCCCCATCATAATATGGAGGGTCCCATTTTAGAGACACGCTTTTTATACCAGATGTTGCGACTAAGTTGGTGGGTGCATCCGACAGAGCAAACGTGGAAGCCGTTGCAACTGCACTGTATGGTCCTTGTCCCACACCATTTTTGGCTGCAACTTGAAAATCGTGTGTTGTTCCATTCAATAAATTATTGACAACCAAATGTTGAGTGGTTTCGTAAACCGTTATGGGCGTATTCCAGTTGGTCGCTCCTTGGGCTCGATATTGCACAAGATATGATGTTATTGCATTTCCCCCATTGAACGGAATGTCCCATGTTAGAGACACGCTTTGCAATCCTGGTTCGGCAACAAGATGATTTGGTGCATCCGGCGCATTTCCATTTTCTAAAGTAGTTACGCTAATATAACTGCTCCATAATATCTCTAGAGGTGAAATTGACATAACTGTTCCCACGCGAACAGTGTATGATGTGTTGTATTCCAACCCCCCAATGGTGGAATTCGTGTCAAGGCCCACATTAGTTGGGGTGGTTGAATTCAATTGTACGTAGTATCCAAATCCTTCGTTTGAATTCCATGATACATAAATGGATTTACCTGCGGGCACCACTGAAACGTTTGACATTGATTTACTTACGCAGATGCAATTATCATATTATGATATAAAAATTGTCAATCATTGCACATAACCAACGCATGACACTTTCGCACATTATGCATGCGCCTGCCGCACATTCGTTTTTCTAAAATGGTTCAAGGCGCACCCGGGTCACGCCGTGGCAGCCTCCCAAAAGGTCCCGTTTCTCTAACAATAAAACTCTGGACGACTTGGATAGCATCTGGGCTAAAGCCAGCCCCGTTGGCCCTCCACCCACAATGATGTGGTCGTAATCGTAATCGGACTGCATGGGTCTGAGAGAAATTTAAATAAATTATTATAAATTATTATAAATTGTTATAATTATCTATAATTGATGCACATTTAAATGCAACAACCTGAACATTTTCTCTCTTCTAGTTGCCGTTCCATTGTGAAAAGAACCAGCGCATGGACAAATAATCCATGGTGCTCGGCGCACCCCCGGACGAACCCAGCACCGTCAAATTAGGGCCATCACTGACGATGTTTTGAATCGCGCGCGTGCCAAGTGCGGTGTTGTAATATCGCAGAGATGACAGGTTGCCGTTGAAGCCGCCGTTGATTGCCACGTTCACGTTGCCGTAATTCTGGAAGGGGACCGAATTCAGCGGCAGGCGTTGCGCCAAATCGCCGTTGATAAACACGTCCAGCACCGTGTTCTCCACACGAATGATGACATTGACCCACTTGTTTACGGGAATGTTGCCCACATCAATGTGGGTGGTCGCATCTTTGAACGTGCTCATGACAATTCTCAACGACATCGAGTTTGTGGAAGTGTCGTCGTAATTCAAATACAATCCAGGACCGTTGTTCGGCGCCATTATTCCTGAACCATCCGCGTTGGGGGTTGCGCTTCCTTTGTTGAACACGTGGCGAAGCGTGGATGAAGCCGGCAAATTATTTTGCTTGATGAACAACCAAACCGACCACGTTATCCCAATGCCGGTGTCATCATTCACAGAGCGAATGAGGGGGACGGCATTGGACTCGCTCGGATTTTGCGGTATAATCAAATTTCCAACATTGCCATCAATAAGACCATTAACCAAATAAGGACTGGAGTTGGGAGAAAACCACCATGCAATGAGCCCAATGCACAATCGCAGGACGTAGACAAAGACAATGACTACCAAAATCAAAAAGGCGGCCTTTGCAACGTAGCTGTTTGAATCCAAAAAGGACTTGGAACCGTCGACAACGTTCGACGCCTTGAAATCACTCAAGGACGGGGCTGGAACGGCGTCTGGAATGATGGCACCACCCAAGTTTCCAAATCCAGCATCGGCGTTTCCATTTGCTGCATCAAAATCGTTCATTTATGCTAAATGTACTAAACGTAAATGTTATTATTGTTATTATATGTCTTATTAACTTATAATAATAATTTAATTTTGTTCATTGCAACCACCCTCCATGCAGAAACCATGTGCAATGGCATGCATGCCGAACTAAATTGAAACTTGAGAGACAACTTGATTGTTATTTGTGATGCTGAAATTCAGTTTGTAGGAGTGAAGGAAGTTGAACATGCCGGCTCCGCTGTATCCGGCACTATAAATGTTCCAGGCGTCTTCTGGCGAAAAATAGTCGGCATTGTAAACCACATTGGAAATGAACCCTTGCAGGTCGCCGTCTGTTGGGCTTATTATGTTGTTGGTTAGAGTGTACCCACCCCCAATGTACAATTGGTCGCTTGAATTCAAGGAGGCTGGCATCTTTGTCATGACGCAGGTTCGCACAAGCTTTCCGTCTAAATACAGGTCCACCGTGTTGCCGTAAATGCTCATCGTTATGTTGATCCATTTTTGAAGCTGCACATTGCGAATCATGCACGGATCATTGATGGGAGCGCCGGTCGAATCGCTCATGATCAGCTTCAAATTGTTTTGGACGTTGTCTAAATGCAGTTGAAACAGCGGCACGTTCGAACTGGTGGTTCGCGCCAGGATGTTTTTATTGACATCGGCTTTCCCGTCAGTGCCCCAAGCATCTATGTAAAGCCACACCGAATATCCATAATTGTTGTTTCCGGTGCCGTTGCTTTCCGTTTTGCTGGCATCCACAATGACTGTCTTGGACGAGTCCGACAAATCTGAGACGGTCGTGGTGGGGTTTGTCATCAATTTATACACCGTGTAAATGAGGATAATGATGAGAACAAATACGAAAATTGTTAAAACATTCATGTTTGATATTGTGTCTATATTGCTATATTATTATAAACATAATATTTTTTATTGGCAGTTTGCATTATTGGGTTGCAATCCACGTGGTCAAAACGTGTCAACAAACACATTCGCAATCGTTTTCAAAATGTAAGCAACCGTTCCATCGGTGCTAAACATTGCACCCAAAAGTGCTCCAATTAACCCAAACACAATTGCACCCATGAAAAATCCCTTTGTGGATTGCACTACTCCACTGATGGATTGCGCCGTGTTTTCATCGTTGAACAACCAGCCAAAAATCGCGCCAAGCACTGCACCAATGATTCCGAACGTTGTCGCTCCACTCGTGCTTATTGCCGGCATTGGCGTGGGCGCTGGAGCATTCTTGTCAACCGCTGCACTTGCCAAATCGTTTGCAGAAGTGCCCTGATTTTCTGGGTCCATGTCGACGCCCACCACTGGCGGATTCAACGCTTTATTGGTTTTGTACAACCACATGATTTCGGGCTTGGTGAATGGTTCCGTGTTCAGCACAACGTTGCACATTTCGCCGTGCACGCCATCGGTTTGTCCCACGACGACATTGAACACCGCGTCTTTGGTTCCATCCTCATTTGGCACAATGTTTCCTGTGTAAATCAGTTTGTTGTTGATGAATATGTCAACTTCTCCCTTGTCCGAATTAATAATGACGTTGTTCCATGTCTGCAATGTAATGTCCGAGACGGTCAGCGCTTCTTTGTTCAATTCAATCGGTTTTCCATACAATGTGAATTTCAGCGTGTTGTTCGTTGGATTATATTGAATCGACGGTCCAAACTCCCCGAACTGCATGAGGTTGAGCTTGATGTCTGTATCGAAATAATTTGGGTTCGTGGTGGGTGGTTGCGGATGGATGTAAAACCAGGCAGACACGCCATAGCTGTAATTTTTCAAATTTACTTTGGTTTGCGAATTGGGCATGGGAACAACAATGTCGCCTTGCGTGTTGACAAATTGGATGTCGTGGGTTGTTATGGGAACCGACGTCGTCATGGAAATGGGGGCAGACAAAATTTGCACACCGGTGTGATTGATTGCCTTTGCCACAAGGGACGGCAGGTACCGTCCTATCAAAATGAAAGCAGCTTCTGCCGCCAAAAGCAGCAAATTGGTGCTGGTTGTCAGCCCGTACTGCTCCTTCGTCATCTCCGCAAAATCCAGCATCAAACATGGCAAGTAAAACAAGAAGTTGGCAAACAGCTTCAGCACGTTGATCACCCAATTGGATTCCGGGTCGTTGCTCACTTGAAACATGGAGCTGCCCATCTTCCTGGAACTGGAAAACAGGGTGCGCATCAATCCAATGACAAATGCAATTCCGGTTATGTAAATCAGCGCAGTTATTCCGAATTGCACGATGCCCACAATCGTCACCAGTTTGCTGTGAGAATTCAAGAAATACATGACGATTCCAATCAAACAAATCATGGCCGCAATTCCCAGGCCGGTTTTGCCAATGAATTGACCGTACGACATGCTGCCTTCCACCATGTCCGTGGTGGATGAGTTCATGTAATACACGCCAAACACGGCAAGCGACACAATTAGCATAATGACAGTGGTTGCAACCGTCCCTTTCTGGCCTTGCACAAAATCGTTCAGGTCAAACGATGACCTGTAAAGGAACAGGCCCAGCGCGGCAAACACCATGAACCCCACAATAGAAGCAATCGGATACTGAGCAATCAGCGTTATCAACCAATAAAACGGAAACAGCACCAACTTGAAGAGGGTTGTCATTTTCTCCATTATTCCGGCAGAAGGCGGGGTCGACGAAACCACTTGTGGGAAGAATTGCTTGATGAACACGTCGATGACCCAATTGATGAGGTTCACCACCGAACACAACACCAGCGTCCAAACAAGCAAATTCACAAAAGGTATGTCGGTCGAAATCGGAAACGGAGTCTTGAAGCAGGATGAAAAGGAAGAGTCGACGCACGGAATCATCGGCTTCTTTTGAATGTAGACACCGAAAATCATGTATGCAATGTAGGCCAAAAGTCCCACCATGGAAACCTTCTTTGCCAGTTCGACCAGATCAGTGTTTGCAACATACTTGGCATACTCAATCAACGGAAACGCCTTGAAAAAATTCATAGGAAGGTTGCTCTGACCGCCAAGTTGAACTGTGTTCCGGAATTTCCACCAATACGCGACCAGCGTCAGCGCGAGAATCGACAATGAACTTCCGTAAACAATTTGTTTTCCAAGCGGGGATGGAATTGATTTATCATTCACGGTTTGCGTTTTCGCATTTTTCACGGCAGCATCATATTCATCATTCGCTCTGCCGATTACATCGTATATCATACTAATCGGAAACAGCACGCTCAATGCAGCATAATCAAAATTGAGAATCGCGGAAATGACAGACCGGTATATATTAAATCGGTCGGGGGCGGACATGTAGTTATGACCAATGATGCCCGCTGCAATAATTAATATGCTTATGAAAAACAACATGGTGATTGAAAATGCCAAACCAAACATGCTTGCGCCAAGACCCCATAACACAAATATGATGACGAGTGTCAGCAACGCATTGAAAACTGTGATGAATTTGCTTTGTGGCGAACCCAAAATGTCGGAACTGTCAACCTCCGAAAATGACAAAATGGATGCATACTTGTACCACAGCGTAACCAGCACATAATATATGAAATATTGAATGAAGTTGCCGAGAATGGCAAAATTCGCATAAGTCATCGAATTGTAAATGATTGCCCCGATTACAAACAACCACAAATAAAATCGCGGGTTTGTCCACGATGACGGTTCTAGCGGAGGTGGATTCGCGGGTTGGGATTGCATTGCCTTGTCTTATTTTTAAAACACGATAAAACACGAATATAACTCTACTATTATTATACATTGCATATATTTAAAATACATGAAATGACGAGACCAGCGCTGGCTAAAACGTTTCCATGGCGGTTTTTTTGCCGTGGCAGTCGCGACACAGCGCGACCAGGTTGTCCACATTGTTGGAGCCGCCGTGTTCCAGGCGCACGATGTGGTCCACTTCATACCATGCCGGCAACTGGCGGTCGCAATGGCCGCACTTCCACGATTGCTGTGCCGCCACGAACTTCTTTTTGGTTTCGCTCACGCTGCGTTTGGTCGCATTGTTGCGCCCGGATGACCTGAGGCGAGCCTCCATTTGCGCCTCTCTTCGTCCGCCGCCGCCGCCACCGCCGCCACCGCCTAAATTGCTGCTACCACCGCCCCCGTCTCCATCTTGAAACATGGATTTATTGTTCGCAAAATCGAGAAAAGGCGACAGCATGTCCGCCGATGACCGGCTGATTGGCATGTATCGAATGATGTCGTTTGCATGCGAAAGCATGGACTGCGACTGTCCCGGGTTTTTCTTCAGGAAGATGTAGAGAGATAATCCGACAAATGCAAAGGTCGACATCTTGATCTCTTTCTGCCACGAATGAAACACCTTCAAATATTTGCCATCATAGTACGTGTTGAACACAAGAAATGCGGTTATCCCAAATATGAACAATTCCAGTTTCATGATTCGCGTATTATTATATTGTCGTTATTATTTTTTGAAGACCCCCGGATGCGGATATGGCGTCGGAACCCGTTTGATGGACTTGTTGTGGCTGTTGTTGTGCTTCAAACCAACATTGAATCGAATTGTTTTTTTTGTTGAGCGAATGTTGCCAATTGCATTGTTGATGTGGTGCAGCTGTTGCACAATGTGCGGCACGTTCATGAGTTTGTCCCCGTTTGCAAAAACCACGGTTCGGAACAGGCTGCGATATCGGCGCAGCATGTCTTCATATGCTTTATCGGACATGACAAACTTTTTGCGCGGCAACATAAATAAACTATAGAACACCGACATGAGCCCCCACACATCCGTGTTATAACGATACACGGTGCTAAAATAATCGTTCAAGCGAAATGTGCGTTTGGTAAAATGATACAATATTTCAGCATTGTAAGTGACGACCATATCCACGAGCAGCTCGCCCGCGTCTTTCTCGCTCAATCCAAATATGGACATGATTGTGTATCGGTAGTAGTTGTAAATGTTGATGTCAAAAGCCTCAATGTATCGTTTGTACACCTCGAGCGTGAAATGTTTGATTTGGTCCATCGTTGGATCGGGTGTCTTGGATAAAACCGTCGATTCATACAATTTGCACGTGCTGGGAGAAATCATCATGGTTGAAAACGGGCGGTTGAATGTGACGGGGTTGTTCATGAAATGGCGCGGGGGGATGACTTGTTGTTCGGTGCTAATGCCGGCCAACCCCCAATCAATGATGCGTGCATTTCCTGCGGCATCCATCATGACGTTTTCGGATTTGAGATCGTTGTGAATGACGCCCAACCGATTCATGGGCTCTACCGCATGAATCAGCAGGGTTGAAATGTGGTCGTTCAGTTGACGAATGCGGGATGCATCGAACACCGTTTGGTCCATCCATTTTTTCAAATCAATGCCCAAATCCGGCATGTTGAGCATGCGCAACCTGCTCAAATTGTCGTTGACATTCGCCGCCGTTATATTCAACCGTTTCATGTTGATGCAAACCCTGTCAAACTTCGCCAAATCATGATTGTCCAATGCATCCGGTTGACACAATGAAGCCTGCATACTGAAGTATTTGTCGTGATTTTTAATTCGCATCAAACGCTCTTTTATTCGGTCATATTCTCTCAGTTCGGCCTCCATGCTTTTCATGTCGCCCAACTTACTGATGTTGCCATCATGATAATTGCGAACCTTGCCCTTGCATTTGAGAGATGGTCTAAAAACACAGCCTTGGGCGCCTGCAAATATGGGTATGCCGCCCTTGATGCGACGTCGACGCGTTATGCGTTTTATTGTCATTGTGCAGGTGTATCACTACACATTCCAATTATTTTATTTTTTACACATTCATTCATGTTTACACATTCATTCATGCATAATACAAATAATACATGGTTGTTGCGGTGCCAAGGGCAACCAGCCCATAAATCAATTTGCGCCGATACTTTATTTCTTCGCGGAGACGCACTTCTTTGGGCTTGTAATTGGAATAATATGCATTGATTGCGTCTTGCAATGAAACCTCGTCGCGATTCAAACGCAGATTGATTTGATTGTGTAAAAAATGCACCCATTTTATGAAGGATTCTCGTTTATCTAAATAAGGTGAAACCGGATACTTGTCCAACAGTTCGCTTAAGGTGCTTCCCATTTGGTGATTGGGCAAAAACAGCGGCAGGTTTTGAATGAACTCGTAGTATTTTTTTATCGTGACATCATTGGGTCTCTCGGGATACGTGACTGCCATGCTGAACAACACGAACCAATAATGCGGGCCCCACACAGACGCATCCAGCGCAGTTGTTGCATTGCCGTCCTTGTAAATCGGGGATGAATGCATGGCGTGTTTCTTATTTTTTACAATCAAACAATATAAAAAGAAGCATGATTTAACACATAAGAGAGGTATTCCCCCAATTACAATAACATAAAAATGTATTCGTTTAATGCGCTGCAAACTAGAGATGACGAAGGGGACGAAGGGGACGAAGAGCATGAAGAAGAAGACGAACACCGAACCGATGGAATCGAAAGCTCCGTGCAGCATGCAAGACTGCATTTGCACAACAATTATCACTGCACGTATTCTAAAAAGAACACATTTTGCAACAATTGTGGCAAAAATGGACACGTGATGCACGCGTGCAAAAATCCAATCATTAGCAATGGAATCATTGTTTACAAGGAATGCGACGAGGGCGAGGGCGAGGGCGAGGTGCATTTTTTGATGATTCGGCGAAAAGACACGCTTGGGTTTGTGGAATTCATTCGTGGCAAATATCCCGTTTACAATCAGGCATACGTGCAACGGCTCATTGATGAAATGACGGTGGATGAAAAGCATCGGTTGCAAACCCAAACATTTAGCGAGTTGTGGAAAAATGTGTGGGGAGATTATTTGAATTCGAAATATCAGAATGAAGAAGCGGTGTCTTGCGACCGATTCAACATGTTGAAGTCGGGGATAAGGCTGAACCGCAATGGCGGCAGTCATTACACTCTAAACACGTTGATTGCCAATTCAACCACGCAGTGGACCGAAGCAGAGTGGGGGTTTCCCAAAGGACGCCGCAACTATCAAGAAAAAGACATCGACTGTGCCCTTCGTGAATTTTCGGAAGAAACGGGATACAACCAAAGCCGATTGACCATAATACAAAACATCATTCCCTATGAAGAAATATTCATGGGTTCCAACATGAAAACATACAAACACAAGTATTACGTTGCATACATGCAATGTCCGAACAAACTGCCATCCGAGTCGTCCCCCATTTTTCAGAAAACGGAAGTGAGCAAAATGGGATGGTTCACGTACGATGATTGCATTGCCCGAATGCGTCCTTACAATTTAGAAAAAATCAACATTTTGCGCAAGCTGAACAGTGCACTGAACGAATACAAAAGAGTGTGCAATTAAATTAGTATCGACGATTTGTGGTCAGTTGCCTCAATTTATAATCATTTTATATTATAACGATTATAGAAAACGTGATGACCACTCCTTCGGCGGCTCCTACCCCTCCCCCAATTGAAGAACCAGAACCAACCGAACCAGCAGTGTCAAAAAAAAAACAAAAACAGGCGCAACATCCCCTTTTGCGTTCTTCGGAACAGCAGTCCATTGAAGTGCTGGAATGGAACCAAGCCCAAGCGACCCAAGCAGAAGCAGAAGCCAATAAAGGAGGAGAGGACCTGCAATTTTTGTATCCAACGTTGAACAACCCCAATTTCGCGCTCAACATTGCAGAGCGCAAAGAATTCAACGACACCAAGTACAACATCGTCATCCCCGAATCTCAGCGTCAAATGGAAACCGAAGCCGCAAAGTTGTGCAGCGCCGAATTTGAACTTGCCCCGCACCAGCTGTTTGTCCGGAATTTTCTCTCGATGATGACGCCGTACAACAGTTTGTTGCTGTATCATGGCCTCGGAACCGGAAAAACGTGTTCCGCCATTAGCGTGGCCGAAGAAATGCGCGACTACATGATACGGCTGGGCCTGACAAAGAAAATATTGGTGGTGGCATCTGTCAACGTGCAGGACAACTTTCGCAAGCAGTTGTTTGATGTTGCCAAGCTGGAATTCGACAGAAATAAGCGCCAGTTCGTCATCCGTGGCTGCACTGGAAAAAAGCTGTTGAAAGAAGTGGGCGCCAATGCAGAGTTGACCGATTTAACCGAACGGAACATAGAAACGGTGCGGTCCGGCATTGTCCAGCGCATCACTCGTGTCATCAACGCCAGCTACGAGTTCATGGGCTACATTGAATTGGCCAATTTGGTGCGGCGGCTGACCACAAAAGCGGGCATGTCAAAGCAGGATGCCATTAAGGCCATCACGCGCGAATTCAACGACCGTCTCCTCATTGTGGACGAAATTCACAATGTGCGCAGCGACGAGGAGTCCAAAGAATCCAAGGAAGCGACTGGATCAGGAGGAACCATTGTGTCCGAAGAATTGTATAAATTGGTGCGATATGCCGTAAATTTGCGCCTGCTGCTGTTGTCCGGCACGCCCATGTACAACGACCCCCGTGAAATCGTGTGGTTGTTGAATTTGATGAACATGAACGACCGCCGCTCCACAATTGCAGTCAACGACGTGTTTGATCGGCACGGGAATTTGTTGGACATTGATGGACGCGCGGTGGGTGCGGAATTGCTGCGCATGAAATCCAACGGCTACATTTCGGTTGTCAAGGGAGAGAATCCGTACATTTTTCCATACCGAATGTATCCGCGCGAGTTTGCCCCCGATCACTCTTTTTTACAGCTGGACCGCGAACAGCGTCCCGCGCTGCAGCTGAATGACACCCTCATTCCGGACCCGCTGCAGCACCTAGACCTGTATATGAACCCCGCTGGACCGTATCAAGAAGCGGTCTACAGCTACATCATTGAGCGGAAAAAGCTGGAAATGTCCAAGGAGGCAATCTCGTTCGGCTCGTTTTTATTAAAGCAGCCCATTGAAGCGCTCAACATGGTGTATCCCAGCGTGGAATTTGACCGGCTCATGGCGCGTCGAAAGCCCGTGTCGGATGCAACTGGCGTGTCGGCTGCGGATGTCGCGCTCCTCAAGCAAATTGACATTAAGAGGATGCTGGGAGACGCGGGGCTTAAGCAAGTCATGAAATACGAGGAGTCCGAAGACGGTGCGCGGATTTTTAACTACGAATACAAACCCAACACGTTGACAAACCACGGACGCATTTTTTCTCGCGCCGAAATCGGTAAATACAGCAGCAAAATCGCCAGCATTTGTGCAGACATCGAAAAAGCCAACGGCATCGTGCTGATTTACAGCGAATACATCGGCGGCGGTGCAGTGCCGATTGCGCTGGCGCTGGAAGAGATGGGCCTGACGCGATACGACAAGAACGTGGGGTCGCTGTTCAAAGCCGCACCCGTGCCGCAGCGCGTCATCCAGAACCAGCAACGGCGGTTTGCCGCAAAATACGCCATGTTCACGGGAGACAAGCAGCTGTCCCCCGACAATCGCGCCGAACTGGAAGCGCTGACGACGGACAACGCGAACGGCCAGCGCATCAAGGTCGTCATCATTTCCAAGGCGGGCAGCGAGGGCATCGATTTCAAGAACGTGCGCCAGGTGCACATCATGGAGCCGTGGTACAACATGAATCGCATTGAGCAAATCATTGGTCGCGCGGTGCGCAACTGCAGCCACGCCGACCTCCCGTTTACGGAGCGAAATGTGCAGCTGTTTTTGTATGGAACAATGCTCGCGTCCACCCCTGACGTGGAAGCCGCCGACCTCTATGTGTATCGTCTGGCCGAAGCAAAAGCCGTGCAAATCGGGCGCGTGAGTCGCATTCTAAAGGAAAATGCGGTGGACTGTTTGCTCAACGTTGACCAAACCAAATTCAGCCAGGAGGTCATTCGTCGCCACAACGGCGGCCGAAATGTCGCGGTTCGTCAAGTTCTTGCGGATGGAACCGTCCTAACCAACTACGCGGTGGGAGACCGCCCATTTTCATTTGTGTGCGATTATCAGGAGACCTGCGAATACACGTGCACGGTGGGGGGCGACGGCACCAACCTCAAGATCAATGAAGACACGTATTCGGAACCGTTCATTGTCATGAACGCCGACCGAATCATTCAGCGCATTCGACAGTTGTTCAAGGAGCGGCATTTTTACAAACGAAGCGCGCTGTTGAAGCATTTGATTGGACATTCCGAACAGCAGGTGGACGTTGCGTTGACACGAATGCTTGCAGACGAAGGGCAATTGGTGGACCAATACGGACGTGCGGGACGCCTCATCAATGTGGGTCAATATTACTTGTTTCAGCCATTGGAAATAACGGACCCGAGTATCAGCGTGCATGCCCGCAGCGCGCCGTTGCAATTCAAACGAGACCACATTTCATTTCCGCTCGCGGATGGCACTCTGGAAATGCTGGCGGAGAAGCACGGATTCTCCAAACCGAAACAAATCGCGCAAGCAGAAGCAGTGCCTGCCGCGGTGCATGAGATGAAGAGTGCATATCAAGAAATAGTCGGCGCACCCAGCTCAGCATCACAAAAAGCAATCGACAAAAACACCAAAACATGGAACGAGCTGTGCCAGGATGTCATGCGCGAATTGCATGAAACGCAGGGCATTGACACGACCATATTAAAACGGTGTGTCGTGGAGCATTTTGTGGAAGACCTGTTGGTCGCATCGTACGACACTGGACTGCAGTATTTAAATCTGTTGTACTCTCAAAGTGCATCAGCCCTGGACGAGTTTGACCGGTTTGCGCGCGAGTATTTTGACAACCAAATACGGACAAACCCCAAGTATGCAGGAGAACAGGGCATTCTGATGCTGAAAAAACAGACGGAGACTGGCTGGCAGGGGGTTGTGCGCAAAAATGCGGAATCTGCGTGGGCTGCACCCGCTTCCAAAGAGGAATGGCGTCATTACACAGAAGACATTGCCGCCAAGATGCCGCGCGAATCAAATCTTTCCCACATCATTGGATTTGTTGCCGAGTTTAAGGAAAAAAGTGGAGGAAGTTATGCGGTATTCAAAATTAAATACGTGCAGGAGAAAGGAACCGGTGCGCGATGCGACCAAATTTCATCCAAGCAGCGCCGCCTGACCATTCTGAATCAGGTGTTGCATGGATTGGAGTCCGATGTTGCGCCGACTTACACGATGGAAAACACAAAGGACCAGAACACCGCGCGATTCTGCGTGTTGCCTGAGCTGCTGTTGCGCAGCTACAACCTGATGCGAAAAGATGGAAAGCATTGGTTTTTGACACCGGTGCAAGTCGTGTATCTTGAAACACAAGCATCCATGGTTCGAAAACGAATGGGAAATGCCTGAACCCATTCCAAACAATCCAAACAATCCAAACAATCCAAACAATACAAACAATACAAACAATACAAACAATGATTCCGCTGGTTTAAGTAAATAAAACTATAATAATATGCACATATATTAGCCATCGTATTACATCTGTCCCAATATCTCTCAATCAACATGAATCAAGCCCGTGATTCACGTCTGCATCCACATCGCAATGAGCCGCGTCGTCATGAGCCGCGTCGTCATGAACCGCTGCATCGCATGAGCACGGACATATACGTTCCAACCATGGTGTCAACTAAGGTCGTGCTGCCAATCACTGGCATTGGGCGCAACATTCGAGACGTGCTCGAAAAGCATTTAGCACATGAATACGAAGGAAAATGCAACGCGGAGGGGTATGTGCGCCCCCGTTCCACGCAGGTGCTGGCGCATTCATCGGGAGACCTAACCGACAATGGCGCAGTGGTGTTTGAAGTCGTATACGAATACCAGGCCTGCAACCCGGTGGAAGGCATGCTGATTTCGTGCGTGGTGCAAACCGTCACACAGGCCGGACTTCAGGCGCACATTGTTCCCGAACCGAGCCCCGTGACCGTGTTTGTCTCACGAGACCACCATTATTCGAATGCGCGCTTTTCCAAAATCAAGGCGGGCGATGAAATCGTGGTGCGCGTCATTGGACAGCACTTTGAGTTGAATGACCCAACAGTTTCCATAATTGCAGAACTATCACTGAATACATGAACACATGAATGCAAATACAACTAATATTAATTCAAAAAATTGAATTAAAATTATCACAAAACAATCAATGTAGCCAATACCCATCGAACACGTTAGACAAGGATGACCTGCAATGCATTATATCAAACATCCATTATTCGCCACAAGGTATGTGTTCCATTTTCAAACATACGCGATTTTGCACACATTGAAGAGCATCTAAAACAAGTCGTGTCCAATCAAATTGACGGAAAATGCATTCCAGAAGGGTTTGTTCAGCCAGGCTCGTGCAAGCTGCAATGCTATTCGGTCGGAACATTCTTCGCGGGGAACATTCAGTTTGTCTTGAACGTGGAGTGCATGATTTGTTGCCCCAAAGAGGGAATGGTCATGTCGTGTGTTGCAAAAACGGTGACCCAAGCAGGCATTCGTGCGCACGCATTCAGTGAACCGTCGCCGGTTGTTGTCTATGTTTCCCGCGAAATGCATGACGCGGTTTCAAAACATCGGATGATGACAAATTCGATGGACTCCATCAAACCGGGGGAAGTGATTCAGATTCGAGTGGTTGGCAGACGGTTCGAGTTGAACGACAAACACGTGTCCATCATCGGGGAACTTGCGTCTATGGTTTGAAAAATTGTTTGGTTAATTCTGTTTTTTGATTTTCAATTTCCTTCAATTGGGTCTCTTGCTCATCCACGTAGCTCAAATAATCATTGATTTTAGAAATGACTGCATCGTCCACGTTTGTCAAATTGACGAATGAGCCGTTCTTGTTTTCGGTCATCCCAACATTGTGTTGTGTTATTATCTTTAATATTTGAATTTGATGGTGCTGATTCAATGCTTCAATCCGATCCTTCATTTGCTTCAAATCGGCAATTGGCATTGTTTTTTTTGGAAATTTGCAATTAGAATATAACTAGAATACTTATTGTCGTCATGATAATTCTAATATGTTTTCATCCAATATTAATAACAAACCAACAATGCGACGATGCGACAATGCGACAATGCGACAATGCAACAATGCGATAATGCGACGATGGATAAATTACTAAACGCAACTGATTTAAACGCGCGCCAATGAAATAATGCATCCATGCATTCATGCAACCGCAAAAGATGCACGACCAACGCGGACTAACTGATGCCCTGAACAAATTGCGCAATTTTATGCTGTATGATACGACTGCGACGATATCCGTGCCAGCCCAGCAACCACACCAGCAACCAGCCCAGCAACCACACCAGCAACCAGCCCAAAAACCACACCAGCAACCAGCCCAAAAACCACAACCAACCCAAAAACCACCTCAAAATGATGACAATGTGTTCCGTCCTGCGGTCAACCAGGACCCGCTGTTCTGGTGTTTTTACGTCATGCAAAACGGCGCATTCAAATACGAGCAGATTGCAAACCGATTCACAGCAGAACAAGACGGCAAACGAGACCAAGTCCTGCGTTTAAGGGACCAGATCAAAGCATTGAAGCAAACAACGGGCATCAAAATAACAGCATCCACCATTGAAGGAGAGATAATGTCCCCGCGAATGACGCTGCATGCGTTTCAAGTGCTGGTTCGTCTAAACTCGCTCAATGCCGTGTTTGTAAATCCGCAAAATCGTGTGTATGCTGAGTTCATCAGTGACGCGGTTGCGGACAAGCCCGTCTATCTCATGCAACGAACGGATGAAAAATCGAGACGTGTCAGCATGACGCAAGCAACCGAACAACAGTTGACTTCATTGCGCGAAACCCATTATCGCGTGGAAAACTTGCAGAAACCCATCAAGTCCATAAGTTCGCACACGGTTGCGGACCTAACCGAAATGTGTCATCGACTGAAAATCCAGCTCAAACCCAAAATGAAGAAACAAGAAATGTATGATGCGATATCGAAGCAACTGGTGTTGTAAAATGTGCATGTTGATTAGTTCATGTAAATGTTTTTTTATATGATATTATTAAAACCCGACCGCATGTCTGACAATTTGATTGATTCATTAGGCACTTATGCACGATAATACGCGTGCAACTGATATTCTGCATTCATTATTAGGTCTGCATTTGCATGAAAGCTTCTATGAAAATGAGCATCGTCATAATATCTTAAAAAGTTTGTGTCTTTTTTTTGCAAATGGGCACGGTGGATCCATGTTTCTAGCCGTTTCAAAGGACGATTCAATACTTTCAAATGTTCGTAATGAATTAATTTTTCATACATGACTTCTTGATCAATGCACCATCCAGTTGATCCTGGAATGCCATTGTAATTCGAATTATAATTTTTGTTGAGCGCATTGCGCACGTCATTGTCATCGTACACATTGAATACTTTGCCCCATGTTTTGGGATGCGCTGCATTGTAGCACATGTATATTTGATTTCCATCCACATGCCGGTAATAAATGAAATCTTCAATTTTGTAATGTTCCAGTCCTGACGTGTAATACGTCGGATTTGTGGGCAACATGTCCATATCGGTCAACATGACCATTTCGTCGTCTGGCAAATCAATACGGGCGGCATAATACATCCGTATATTTTGTCCCACATATGCAGTGTTTAAATTCAAATTGTGCTGCCATAAAATGATGTTGTTTTTATGTTCAATCAGTTCAACCGGCAACTCGTTTCCAACAAACACTGCAATAAAGTTTATGCCGAACTTTTTCCAAAACAATATTTGTTTGGGTATAAACATGTAATATTTGGGATTATTATTCACGGAACCAATGACGGTGGTTAGTTTCATGTCGTGTGTATGAGTTATGAATGTATTATAAATTATGAATTAAGTGATAAAATTGAATTTAAATAATATGATCTCTTAATATACACCATCGGACTCTGTTATTAACAATGCAGAAACATCAAAAGCAGGCTCCACCCCATGAATTGTTTGATCACATGGTTGAAGACTATTTAGGCGGGGTGTTGCGCACCGACGGCGGCACACTTGAACTCGAGGTGCGGTTTGGAACCCGAAATTTGAAACACATTGCATCGACCACCAAAATTGATTTTGACAACGTCATCAAATCCCTGCTGTCGTCCGGATTCGTCATGGAAAAAACGGACGAATACACCCTCAAAATCAATTCCGAGATTCAAGACCCGCAAACCGGAAGGACCAAAATGTCGGACATCCGCACCGAAATCCGAGGCATCCACAACGTTCAACTCTATTGCAAAACCAACTCGCTGGAAAAGGTCATGCCCGTGTTCGTTCAAAAAACAGGCTTCGAAGGCGCAGCCGGGGAAACAATTCCTCCGCTCAATTTCGACGACTTCAACTTCCGCCTCTCACTCCAGAAGGAAAAACAGTTTGCGGAGTCGTCTTCCACCGCCAAAACGGTTGTCGGCCCTTGGCGAAGCAGCAAAAAAACATTTCGATACATCAGTCGCAGCACCTTCCGCAACCCGGCTATGCCGTTTGTTGTGGACATGAGCATTGTCAAGGAATCGCGACGAGATTACGCCGGCAACGGCGGCAGCAACCAGATGATTCCCACGCACACGTTTGCCGAATCGCAGGTTGCCGAATCCCAGCCCAAATACGAAATCGAGATCGAGGTGCTGAACGATGCGGTTGGGCAAGGAACCGCCTTCAGCTCCGCAAAAAAGCTGGCCGATGCGTTGCGTTCGGCGATCAAGACCGTCATGTCGGGACTGCAAGGCACCAACTATCCGGTGGGTGCAGCCGAACTGGCGCTCGTCGCGAATGAATACATGCGTTTATTGTATCCTGAAAAATTTGTTGTTGTTCCCCCCCATCTCAGAGAAAAGGACAAGGAAAAAAATGAGCCCGCGAACATGAAACTATTGCCCAAGCATTTCGCTGGGCCGTCGTCGTACACGCTGCAAGTGCAAAACATCGTGCCCATAAACGAAAACTGCACCATTCCCAATGTGCGGAACAATTACACGGTCACCGACAAGGCCGACGGCGCGCGCAAGCTGCTTTACATTTGTCCTTCCGGCCGCATTTACTTGATTGACACCAACATGCGCATGCAGTTCACTGGCGCCCAATCGGACAATGACAAATTGTTCTATACGCTGCTGGATGGCGAGCACATCCTGCACGACAAGAACGGTCGGTTCATCAACCTGTTTGCCGCATTTGACGTGTATTACATTGCCGGCAAGGACGTGCGCGCACTGCATTTTGTGCCTCCATCCGCAGAAGCGCCAATCAGCAAGTTCAGGCTGCCGCTCTTGGTGAACGTGATAAACGAACTGAACGTGCGTTCTGTCGTGCGCGGTGCAGCCACGTGTCCGGTGCGCATTGAATACAAGAAATTCAAGTACACCGGGGCAGATCAAAGCATATTTCAGTGCTGCGCCACGCTCATGTCGCAGATTGACACGTCTGCATTTGAATACAACACCGATGGCATGATTTTCACGCCGGCAGACGCACCGGTGGGAGGCGAAGCGGGTGGCGAGGCGGCTGGTCCCAAAAACAAAACAACATGGGGACTTTCCTTCAAATGGAAGCCGACGGAAGCCAACACGATTGACTTTCTGGCCACGGTTGTCAGAGACACGAACGCACAGCCCAAAGTGTCAAGCATTTACACGGATGGTGTGAACGCCGCCAAGCTGGACCAAGTGGTTCAATACAAGACGTTGACGCTGCGCGTCGGATTTGACGAAAAAAAGCACGGCTATTTGAATCCGTGCGAAGACGTCATACAAGGCAAGCTGCCGGCACATAAAAAGCAGGGGTCCCGAAATGACAGCGAGGATTCTTACAAACCGACGCCATTCTATCCCACGAATCCGTATGACGCCAATGCGCATGTGTGCAATGTCATTCTTCGAACGGATGCAGCAGGAAATCGCGGCATGATGCTGACGACAGAAAATGAAGTGATTGAAGACGGCACAATCATTGAATGCGCATACAACGTCGGTGCGGCTGACCCGCGCTTTCGCTGGATTCCACTGCGTGTTCGCACCGACAAAACCGCGGAGTATCGCAGCGGCCAGAAGAATTACGGCAACGCTTATCACGTTGCCAATTCCAACTGGCACACCATTCACAACCCGATTACGAAGAATATGTTGACCACCGGCACCGACATTCCGGACGAACTGGCCGACGACGACGTGTATTACAACCGCATATCGGCATCGGGCGACACCACCACTCGCGGACTGCGCGATTTCCACAACCTGTTTGTCAAACGCGCACTGATTGGGGGCGCCAGCAAGCGCGGCAACACGCTCATTGATTTCGCGGTGGGCAAAGGCGGCGACCTGCCGAAATGGATCCACGCCAACTTGTCGTTCGTGCTGGGCATTGACATATCGAAGGACAACATTCAGAACCAGCTGGACGGCGCGTGTGCGCGCTATTTGGATTATTGCAAGCGCTTCAGCATCATGCCGGGGGCGCTGTTTGTCCAGGGCAACAGCGCGCTCAATATTAAAAGCGGAGCCGGAATCAGCGGTGAAAAATACAAGCAGATCGTAAGGGCCGTATTTGGCGACGGTCCAAAGGACAAGGCGTTGTTGGGCGAAGGCGTGTATCGTGAATACGGCAAAGCCGAAAACGGGTTCAACGTGTCATCCTGCCAGTTTGCGATTCACTACATGTTTGAAACCCGCGCAAACGTGTGCAACTTTGTGCGCAACGTGTGCGAGTGCACGGAGGTGGGCGGCTACTTCATTGGGACAACGTATGACGGCGCGACCATGTTTGACGCGTTGAAGCCGTATGAAATGGGGGATGGCATTGCGGTCATGCACAATGGCAAGCGCGTGTGGCAGGTCACGAAAGCGTTCACATCCACCGAGTTTCCGGATGATGAGACGAGCGTGGGATACGCGATTGATGTGTATCAGGAGTCGATCAACAAGACGTTCCGCGAGTATTTAGTCAATTTCAACTTCTTGAAACGCATGATGGCGAATTTTGGGTTCGAAGTTGTGGAGCGTGAAGATGCGCTCAAAGATCTGGGACTGCCTGACGGAACCGGCATGTTTGAGCAGCTGCATGCGCAGATGATGGCGCGCATCAAGCAGACGCCGTCCCTGGCGGCCGATTTGGGGGACGCGCCTGACATGCGGGACTACGAGCGCCGCATCTCGTTTTACAATCGCTACTTTGTGTTTAAGAAGGTGCGGTCCATTGACAACGCGGAACTGGTGGTCAAAAGCCTGTTGGGCACGTCAACCGCGTTCGAAAAACAGATGGCGGCCTTGGAGCAAGAACAGGCGGAGCTGGATGATGATGAATCGGCTGCTGTTCCTCAAACCGCTGCTCCTGTCGTTGCTCCTGTCGTTGCTCCTGTCGTTCCTTTGACAAAACTCAAACCCAAGCCAAAGCCTAGAGCCAAATCCGACACTGCAATTCCTGGTCCTGCTGTTCCTCTTGTTCCTGGTCATGTTGTTTCTGATCAAGAGAAAAAAAAAACTGCAGGAAGAAAACCTAAAATTCAGTTGGTTGTCAAAGAGAAGGACGCATGAATGAATAAAATTGAAATTGCACGCAAATAAATGAAAAATAATATAACTGTAATTTATAATATTTTTTTGTAAACATGGCTTCAACGGCAAATCCATTTGACAAATCACTCGCACCTGTGGGCGCATCGGGCGCTGCCAATCCGTTTTTACAACCCGTTGCTTCAGCTGCTTTGGCTTCAGCTGCTTTGGCTTCAGCTGCTTTGGCTTCAGCTGCTTTGGCTTCAGCTGCTTTGGCTTCAGACACTTCGTCCGATGGATCATGGACCGATGAACCTTCGTTTTTGTTTAAACCGTTGTCCACACGAAGTCGTCGTGTTGTGCCAGTCAGCATAATAAAAAGAAGCCTGACACGAAAACGCATTAATGATCCAAGCTCTCAAGTTGGAATGCAATGCATGCAGGGACAGGATGGCAAATATTATTACATTCCAATTGACCCATACAATCCATCACATTTTGAAATAATAAATGGATTGAGTCCATTGCTTGTGAATCCAACGCCCCGCGAATTTCAAAAAGGTGCATTATACACATACATCTTTGCATCCATTATCACAAAGGATCCAGGCACAGGTGCAGATATTGAACTCGTTCCACTAAAATTATACGCATGCCAAGCACAAAATAGTTTTGAACCTGGCACAAAGCATCATCATATATTTTTTCGCATGGCTCTGACAAATGAATTAGCAAGTGTTGCACAAGCCAACGGAATTGATGAAAACAAAGTGGAGTACGGATTGTATGCATCCGGTGAAATAAAATGTGTTGAACCGAGAAATTTAATGGTTAATTTTTTTTCAGGAACATACAAAATGAAACGTAAAATCAAAATCCCCAAATTCCCCAAATATAGAAACGGTGTTCCATATGAAATAGATGATATGAAAAGGCTGATGCATCGGATTGACCATAATTACAAAATAAAATACAATCCTGCGCCATTCATAACATCAGAATCTGTGCCAATAACCCGAAGTCAACTAGATTTTTTGGAGTCAAAAGGAATTCCGACATTTGGATTTGACACTCAAAGGAAATGCTCTGACATGAGATATTATATTATGCGGGTCAAAAATGTGGAGAAAAGAACAATGGGATTGGAAGAAATGAACCAAAAATATCAACAAATAATGAATCCCCCCCCAGAACCCCCTCCCACAAATGCTTATGCAATGAGTTCGGTTGAACTTAAAGAATATGCCGCCACCGTCGCCGCCGCCGCCGCCGCCGCTGGTGAGCGCGATGTGCCAATTCCAATTCCAGAACCGTACGACAAAGCTGAAATGAAAAGGAGGGTTCAAGCATACATGGACGCAAACAAAAGCAAAAGACCGGGTGGCGGGAAAAAACGAACACTGAAGCAGAAAATGATGTTCAAGAAGAAAAGAACGATGAAGAAACGAATGTGAACGAATAAGTGTCTTTATTTTTAAAAATTGATTTAAAAATAACATCATAATACAACAATTAGAATCAAGACAACACATACCCCCCACAACAATAACAATGATCATCCCCGTCAAGTGCTTCACATGCGGCAACGTCATCGCCAACAAATACGAATACTACTTGAGTGAAGTGCGGCGAATCAAAATGGCTCGTGGCATGGACACCGAAAAGGTCATTTATTTGACCAAAGAATACATCAACAAAACGCCGGAAGGAGAGGTCATGGACAAACTTAAGCTGAACAAAATGTGTTGCCGACGACACTTCTTGACGCACGTGGACATTGAGTAATGCACATGCAGACATGATGCACTTCACGTTTATTACTCTATTTTTCACTCTATTTTTCCTTGATTGTCTCTGTGGATGTCGAATGCATGGTCGACGAATGCCAGGGGCGCCACATCATTCAATGCGGATTCGTTCAAACTGGATTGTTTTTGACGAATTGGATACGGCATTCGATTGTTTTGCAGGTCGTCTTCAATGATGGACAAACAAATGCTGGCAGATGTGTACTTGAACGCGGATGGAATGAACCCGTTCACACATGATGCAATGGATGCCATCAACAATTTAACAGCCACAATCATGGCGTTTGCAAAATGTGTTCCACTAACGGTTGTTTTGAACTGTTTAAATTTGGATCTAGACATTGCGTTTGCTTCTGCATTGGTGTAAGGCAACATGTTATGGGTTGATGGGGGATGGATGGATGGATTGATTGATGTATTTGATGTATGGTGTTATCATGTTTCTATGTTTTTTTAATAAACATACAAAATATTTATAATATGGGCTCATATTATACATAAACAACAATCCAATACAATCATGAAAACACGACGCAATATCAAACACAAGGTCAAACGCAGCAAAAAGGGCGGGTTTGGAGGTTGGTATCGAACCACGGCAGTCGGTCCTGCTTGGAACGGACACAACGGGGGCAACCACTTTAAATTAAGCCCCAATGGAGTGATGGTGGGTGGCATTCAACCCGCAGTTCCCGAAAATTGGGGACCCGGAATGCGTCAAATGAATCGACTGGTTCCTCACTTAAGCCAAAAAGCATTGGGTGGCGGCGGGTCTAAACGCAGTCGCCGCAGCACCAGTCGCAGTCATAAAAAAGGCAGGTCCAAGCGCGGCGGACTCACGTTGGGAGGATTGCCAGACGACCTGAAAATTGCATGGGACAACACCAGAATTTATTTCGAAAATGGATATCGCGGTATAATGGGCCTGAACCCACTTGAACCGGCATCTCCCTGGGTTCAACCGGCGCTTGCGTCATCTAAAATGCCACACATGCAAGCTTCAAAACCGTATGTCATAGATGCCGCTCGCAGCATGTTGCAAAAACATTGATTCATTGATTAATGATTAATGGCTAATACACAATGTGCTCGTCAATCCATTTTTTCAGTTGCACGCACGTTGGCTCCATCAGTTTGTTCAGTCCTTCGGCATAGGATTGATAATTTGACTCGTTGTTCTGTATCAATATCAACGTGTTGTATATAATGTTGTGCATTTCAGGCGCATAAATATCCACTATGGTGATGAAAATGTCATCCACCGTGTTATTTGCAGTCGGCGCTGAGTCCTCATCATCATTCAAAATCGGCTTCATTTTGTAAGATTTGGATGCGTTTGCCTTTGTGGTTGGTGTTGTTGGTGTTGTTGTTGTCATCGACGGTGGCAGCGTCATGATGTCCGGCGACAGTTGGTCGTCAAGTATGAATTTATACATGGTCAGCGTCTGCAAAATGTGCGGCTTGTCAGTCTGTCCATACGTTCGTATCAACTTGTTTATGCCCGTTTTTGCCAGTTCGGTCAACAGCACGTGCAGCCGGTACTGAACTGAGCCATCGTCTTGCTTGCAATGCGCATAAAATTTCTTGAAGCGATGAAATACGTTGAACAAAAAATACAGGTCTTCCTTGGTGTCGTTGTTGTACCATCGCAACACGGACTGCGAATATGCAGGCGGTTGCAGTGTCAATATATTGTTTTGAATCGTGATTTTGGTTCCCACGGGGTAAAACGAGAGAAGTGCGATTTGAAGAATGGCTTGCAACGGTTCCAAAATGGTCTCGAATCTCTCCTTTTTCCGCCGCGAATAAACGGTTTTATATAATATTTGAAGCGTTGATTGCATGGACTTGTACTTTAGACTATCAATTCTATAGGATAAGGTTTATATTTATTTTTGTGTATCTCTTAATTGAAAATGACAAAAATTCGTAGTCCATGCACATATAAAATGTCAATGTTTACAATATGCAATACAAATGAGCAAACCCAAAACAATTGTCGTTGCAGGCGGTGCCGGGTTCATTGGTTCCAATTTGTGCGTCCACTTGATCAATCAATGCGCAGACAACCATGTCATATGCGTGGACAACATGATCACCGGGTCTCGCGACAATTTAAGAGAGTTGTTGATTCATCCGCGGTTCACGCTCGTTGAGCATGACGTGTGTGCCGAAACAACCAACTCGACACTGGGTCTGGACGCAGACGCGCGCATTGATGAAATTTACCATCTGGCATCCATCGCTTCACCCGAAAAATACAAGAAATACCCCATGGAAACATTGCTGACATCCATAAATGGAACCCAACGCATTTTGGATTGTTGCATTTCGCACAAATGCAAAATGCTCTTCACATCCACGAGTGAAGTCTATGGAGACCCGCTCGTGAATCCGCAACCAGAAGAATACTATGGCAATGTGAACACGGTCGGCGAACGGTCGTGCTATGATGAGGGAAAACGCGTGGCAGAAACGCTCATATACGAGTGTCGCAAAAAGCACGGTCTTGATTTGAAAATTGCGCGCCTATTCAACACATACGGCCCCAAAATGGATTTGAATGACGGTCGTGTCATTACCAACTTCATGCGTCAAATCCGAAACGGAAATCCGGTTGAAATATACGGAGATGGTAGTCAAACCAGGTCATTTTGTTATATAGATGACATGATTCGTGGGTTGGTTGCATTCATGGCTGCTGGACCAGACGTAAGGGGTCCCATGAATCTTGGCAATCCGGATTGTGAATTCACGATGAACGAACTGGTGTCCGTGTTCGAGACCGCCCTCTTCAAACAAATCACGGTGATTCATTTGCCCAAAACACAGGACGATCCTATGTGTCGCAAACCTGTCATCTGCAAGGCTGCCAATCTCATCGGATTCTCTTGCAAAATTGGACTGAACGAAGGCATCTATCGGTTATGGAACCACTTTTCGGCTTCAGCTTCAGCTTCAGCTTCAGTTCTTTAAGAAGATGTTGTTTTGTTGGATGACCTTGTTGTAAGGTATGCCATTTTTTTCGCACCAACTGATGCATTTTGCAACATTCTGCCGCTTCATTGCTTCCATCTTTTCCATGTTTCCCTTGTTGAGAATCAAGTGAATGGTGGAATTGATGGTTTCCATTTGCTGTTGTCCAATGATTGCATTGCATTCCTCCATCTTGTTCAAAAAATAGGAGTCGTGTTCAATGGGGATGACCGAGGTCATGGCTGAATTTTGCGGAAACGCTTCCAGCTGTTTGAACATGTCAACCAAATGCGGCAATATCGCGTCGGATGTTTTCAACCGGAAGTTTTTGCACACAATGTATCGTTCCGAATTGGCGTATCGGCTCGTGCAAGGTTTCGACACGTACACTTCGGAATAGAGGTTGCACAGCACGTACATGATGTCAATGGTGGGTTTCGTGAAGGTGTCAAACACCTTGAGAATGAAATGCCCCCCCGGTTTTTGCAGCGCCAGCGCAAATCCCATTTCCGCAACCAGCAAACGCGCCACCATTGTTTCCTGGTTGTTGAAATCGCACGAAAAATCAAACCCGCCATCCGCAGTTATTAATTCACATGTGTTTTTGTATTTGGACACGCAGTGCTCGAAATTTGCCAATGAAATGATGTTGCCGGTGCCGTCTGCGCCCGTCTCGATGCACACGCGGTTTCGATGCATTTCCAAAAAACTCTTGCTCTTTTTCCATCCCGGACACGATGCGTCATGATTCAAGAGCGTCATGCCGTAGTGCACATCGTTCTGTGTTTGGGTTTGACTCTGACGAGACCGAATGTGCACCAGTGCTTCTATGAAGCCACCCGGACCCTCTGCCAAATGAAATGATTTTATGCGCGGTGGTAAATCAGATGCGATGAAAAAGGTGGCGTGCAGTTCAATCATCTTGTAAAACGAACGCGACAATGGGCGCATTTTGCTCACCGTGCACGTTTTGCAGTTTGGAATTGTCGTGTGAATGAACTCAAACGGGTTCGTGTATTTTTTAACGGAGTCCCACACCTCTTCCCCGCATTCTTCAATTTGTTCTTTCACGTTGCACAGATTCATGTTTAGAGTGTGTGAAATCAATACGGAACATGCAGTTTCAGGAGATGAATTGATTTCAAACAAGGCCGACTCCGCCGATGGAATGGTCAGGTTGTGCAACTTTGGCATTTCAAAATGATATGACATGGTCGGCAATGCAATGGTTATACCATTACAGTGCACATGGTTTATGTTGTTTTGAACAATTTATTTATTTAATTAATCAATCATGCACGATTGCGTCCCTTTAAATCAATGTCGCCTGAATGCGTCAATCATCGAAATATTCGTATGCTTCTTCGCTCAATTCCGACGATGTGTCGACCAATACCTCTTCTTTGGGCTGTTTTTTTTCGCGCTTCTTGGATGCCTTGGGCTTGACAACGCTGCCCTTGGGCGCAAGGCACTCGTCATCATTTGCATCGGCGTCTTCGGTCTCTTCCTCCGAGTCGTATGCATCCTCCGTTTCGTCCTCCGTCTCATCTTCATCGTCCGTTTCATCCGACATGTCTTCGCTGTCGTCGTCGCTGCTGCTGCTGCTGTTGTCCACCACAAACCCGTCTTTCAAATATCCGTCCTTGGTTTTTTTGTGCGCAGGAATGGCATCCAGCTCATCTTCTTCATCGTCGTCATCATGACAGTTCATCAGCGAGTCGAACCCGCCAAACAAAAAATTGTACATTTTGTCCCATTTTTCGAGCGTGAGGGGGATGACGCAATGATGCGATGACATGTCCTTGGCAACCAACGCACATGCTCCAAAAAATAAAATGGTGTCAACCGGCGGTGGAAATTCATATTTGTTTTCTTGACCCGCATTGCCGTCATCGCGAGCCCACAACTCCACCATGAACCGCTCATCCTTTCCGGATCCAGAATAAGCCCATTCTGCGCGAACTTCAAACCCTGCCGCCGTTTTAAACTTGCACTTTTTCGCCAATTCTAGCGGTGTATATGCATTGACGCTTGAAGCGCGCAAATCGCCATTGCGTTCAACAACGACAATTGGGATTGAGGTGGAAACCGCGTCGGCTGATTTGGTGTTGGGGGGCATGTTCAACTGTAGGAATATTGATTGCAATATCTTTGTGCATGGGTTTAAATCATTTCTGTTCTATATTTTATCTGCCTCATTTGCGGGTTTTGCGGGGTTTGAGTTACGTTGTAAATCCACAAAAACTTTGTAATCATAACTTAATCGATTTAATCACACTTTATCATACTTTATCACAACATGTTTTGGTTCATACAGATAGTGATTGTTTCTTTTGTCATCATTTTCATATTGCATAACCTGTATACTTTTTTTAAAGAAACATTGACCGTTCCAAAAATGAAAGACCTTGTTAGGCGCCCTCAGCAAAAATATGACACATTATTTAGAGAGCTGCAAACGCAAAGCATGCAACCTTCGGAATCAAAGTCGGGAAATGACGACAGTGCAACAAACGATGCGATGAAAAACGAACTGAAGCGATATTTGATGGAGTTGAATGCACCAGAACCACAACCACAACCACCGCCATCAAAGGCCAATTCAAATTTCATTGAATTCGGGTCGGTTTATCAATGAACGTCAACCTGCCAATAAATAAGATTATGAAATCATATTAAAGCGTCAGATACATGACATTGTATCTTGCAAACATGCATTCATCGACTCAAATTTGCAATCACTCTGCACGTGTTCCGGTCAATGAGTTTCAACAGATTCTGCAATCACGGCTCCAGGATGTATGTCATGTTTTTTATGAAAACAATGTTCATAAGAAATTTTTGGCAGATGTATACGCAGTCATTCCAAAAGGGAAAAAATGTGTCATTTGGTTCACCAACAAGCAGGCATGGATGTTTCAAATTGCGAAGCGTCCTTACCAGCCCAACCAATCACAGCCCCCTCAGCCCTATCAAGTCAGGCCATCTCAACCGGTGTCATTTGACTCCGTGCGGATGCTGAATGCGCCATGCACGGATGAGTCATGGCATGACGGCACAGGAACCATATTGTATGGAACCCACTTGGTTGACAAGAAACGATTCAGCGTGGAAAACGTGCACTATTTTTGTGGCATGAAACAAGAGAATGATGGAAGCATGGCCCGCTTCCTTCGTTTTTTCGAGTCGCTGAAAAAAAGCAAGACAGAACCTGCTTTGCCGTTTCAGTTTTTCATGCCAATCATGCACGCCTCATTTGCAGATGCATTCAATGATGCAAACCGCATAAAAACATATGAAGTGTATTCCATTCAGCACCGATTCTTGAAACGGGATTGCACTGAATACAAAAATTTGTTGTTCCATTTGGCACAACCAGAGCCACAATCACAACAACAGCAACAGCAGCGGCCACAACAACCGCAACCGCAACCACAAGCACAACCTGCAAATGTCAAATTGGCATTTTTCCCAAATCAGGCGCATTCGAAACCAACCAATGTGCCCCTCTCACGCCCGCATGTTCGCACATTCTATGTTAAAGCCGACATTCAGAACGACATTTATTATGTGCTGCACGCATCCGATGAACCCATCACGCAAAACACCATGATTGCACACATACCCAATTACAAAACCAGCGTCATGATGAACTCCATCTTTCGAAACATTAAGGAAAATCGCAACTTGGATGCATTGGAAGAGAGCGATGATGAGGATGAAATTTCAGACCCGAACAACCCGAACAATCCAGACAAATGCAGCAGCTTGGTGGATTTGAACAAGTGTGTGAAAATGGAATGCACATTCAATGCCCGGTTCAAACGATGGCACCCCATTGCTCCATTGTCATCATGACAAATCAATTGATGGTTTGACACCTTTGTTCCGTTTGGCTAATATTGGCTTGTCAATGTATTTATGCTTTGGCCAGTCTGCATAATATGTTTCATCATCTAACACATTCGCTCCATATTTTTTACACAACAATGAAAACACGGATTGGTCATGTCTGTGCTCACAGAAAACGGGATCATTTTTCAAAATGCTTGGACTATCATCAATTAAGTGATAATTGCACGATAAATCATACCATTCTCTCAAAAACCTTATTGTTTTTTCTGTCTTTTTCCAAAATGAAATGCCTGACAATATTTGTCGTGCATTGATTAAATCGTGTGCATTCAATTTGTGAATTAGATCCATTTTGTTCCACCTTTTCTCGATGTGTTCAAGCTGAAAACACAATATTGACTTGTCATTGGAATTTACAATATCAATGTATTCCAAAAATCTTTGTTTTCCTTTGACATTCAACTCACATCCAGCATCACAATATAATAGAATATCTCCATCATTCATGCTTTCAAATGTTTTCAACATTAAATATGGTTTCCAAATGGCGTAGCCGTAAAATCTTGGATTTTTTACTATGAAACTTCCATGATTCCCCCAAAAATGACGGTCATATTTTAAATGATTGTCGTTGTAAATAAACAATTTGTCAAACACTCCAAATCGAATTGCTTGATTTTTGATTCGTTCCAATGCGCCATAATAATTTGAATTACCAAATGATTGAAAATAAATTTTCTGTTCTGTCATTTCATAAAATTCATTCCTATAATATATTTACATAAATTCACGCAACGCGTTTTTACTTAATCTCCGTCATCTTGATGACTGAGTCACAGTTCCGATTGGTCTCGAGCGTGCCCTTTATTCGCCGTTTGAATTCCGGAAACTCAATGTTTATTTTCTGCGGCTCTCCGTTTGCAATGTAGTCCTTAATTTGCAGCATGAGCGCCTTGATTGCATCGAATTTGCACGCATGCAATTTCAGTTCGGACAACTTTTCAAGAATGGGCCGCACTTGTGCTTGCCGCTCCGCCTTTGTTCGGTCCGACACATTTGGCTCAGGGCAAGGATCCATGTTTCAAATATTATATAAGTCAATTGTATAATATTTAATTACTAATCAATCATAAATCACAATGTCAAATGTGGGTTCTGAATTGGGGTTGTGCAAATACCGGAATGCGCTGGGCGTTCCCGGAAAAGGCGCGCATTCCATTCGCCTGGGCGGCGTCGCAATCGTGGATGTCATCATGACGCTGATTGGCGCCTACATCATTGCCCGCATTGCGCGCGCTTCGTTCGCATGGACCGCCGCCGGTTTCTTCTTGCTGGGAATCATCCTGCACCGCCTGTTTTGCGTGCGCACCACCATTGACAAACTCATATTCCCACATGTTAAACGGATTCGATTTGCCGAATAATGTGTAAATGCATTCACGTATTGTGATGTTTATTGTGTTGAATGTCTGAATTTCTCTCTTTCATCACATTGGAAGAAGGGCAAATGATGCAACCAAACCATGCACAAATGCAAACACCGTCGGTTTGTTCAATGATTTTACATTATTAGAATCATTGAAACGAGAGAAAATGGACACATTATTATTTATATCCATCAGCCGTACCCGGATTCGGCAGAGTTGCGGTCCTATTCTCAGTTGGTGAATAAAAACACACGGTGTGGTTGCCGGTCTTGCTGCCATAATACAGTGCGCAGTTCGGTGCCTGATAATTGTTTTTAACGAAGTAGCCCGGGTTGTATTCGTAGCTGTACTTGCCGGCATTTGCGCCTTCGGCTCCAAACGCGCTGTAAAATGAGTTGCCGTTCAGATTCACGGTGTTCACGCGCAGGCTCAGCGTGCGAGTGCCGCTGCAGACAGCCCCCTGTTTTGCAAACGACACGTTGCTGGGCTTGTAAATGGTGGTCCCCTGGCATTTGTTGGACAGCATGAGTTGGTTCACGCTGCACGAGGGATACAAGCAGCTGCCAGTCAATCGGGTTTGCGGGCCGAAGCACTTGTTGTCCGGCCAAAGCGGCGCCCCGTCGGGGGCAAAGTATTTTACATCCGGCACCGGATTGGTGGACAGCTTCTGTTGATAGCGCTTGCATCGCGACTGCAGGTATGCACCGGTGTCGCTGTAATACGCCTTGCTCATCAGTGTGGTCGCGGACCGGATGATGTTGTTTGACGGGCAGCAGCCAATGTACTTCGTGTCATACAACCCGGTCTGTATTTGATAGCTGTTTGGGTTTGATGGTTCGCCCACCTGCACGTAGCCATTGTTTTCCACCTTTTCGCACTTTTCGCATTTTTGCGACGGGATTTTCAGCAATTTCTGGTCCAGCTTTACGGTCGAATCGGCCGATACATCGCCACAATCACAAGACACGCCGTTGCCCGACTTGGTGGTTCCACCCGGCGTATCAATGGAAAGCGCCACAGAGTTCACGCTGCGACCGCTGTTGGGGGTTGGCTGCAGCTTGCGACGCCAATGCTTCATGGGGCGAGCCTTTAGCGCAGGACCGCTGAAATTGCGCGCGGCATCTTCCCTCTCGGTGAGAGGAAGATTCAACATTGCGCCGTTCTCATTCGGCCGACTAAATCCGGGAACCACTTGGTTGGTGGTTGTCTGGTATGTGGCAGGATTCGATGGTTTAGTGGAGTAATGCACCCTCTTGGTTGTTATTAGACTGTTCGAGTGTCGCCAGCCGATGCCATCCGAGATTGTTCCTGTTCCTGTTGAAGTTGACGTCATTTTTATGCTTTTTTTGTATGAAACTAATTAACCAAACCAAATAAATAATATTCAATATATATTAAGTTGAAGATATTATTATTACAGTTTAACAGTTATTCGAACTATCATCCATGATGTTGTGCAGCATTCTCATATTATTTTTTTCGTGGTTGTTGATACACGCTTTGTTTTATTCTAAATCCCAGAGTGTAATTGAAGGTCTGGATCCTTCGCCTTCGCCTTCTGCTTCGCCTTCTGCTTCGCCTTCTGCTTCGCCTTCTGCTTCGCCTTCTGCTTCGCCTTTACCCCCTTCTCCTTCCAAATCAGCCCAGGCTCAGCTCGATGAAAACACTGCTGAAATCGCACTTTTGAAAACACAAATTGCATCTCTCATATCCACGGCAACTCAACTAAATGCAACCATGCTTCAGAATGAAACCGGCATTGTAAACAACACATTAATGATTCAAAAAGTGGTGCAATCCCAAACCGCAACCAATGAAAAACTGGCCAACATGAAGAAGGCACAATGACAAATGCCAATGCCAATGACAATTCCAATAAAAAAACACGTTTCATTGATGACAAAATAATATGGTGATATTATATTACACATTGCATAACCACATTATTTATCAATAAATTCATGAAACCATCTCCGCTGCATTCCGTACTATTCTTTCTTCCCGATGATATTTCAGACACAACCATGTACAACATTGCGATCGGGTTTCTCTGCATTTTTCTGGCATTTTCTCTCGTTGCACTCTATCGCAGAATCAAATACGGTTCATCCTTTACATTTTTGGAAGGCATGACGTCATCGTCTACTGTAAACCCCGATTTGGACCCGGAAGTGGTGAACATCCAGGCCCAGGCTGCTGCGCTGCAAACCACGTATGATGCATTGAAGGACAAGACAGACGACCAAAAAAACCGCATCAACGCCAATTCGCAAATGCTCATGAAAACCATGAACGATGTTCCCAATCAAACCAACAATTTGACGCATGCCAATTTAAACACGGACGACCCCTCCAAAACAAAAATTCCCAGCGTCGACATGTCTTAATAAGTGAAACGCGCGGAATGTCGCAATCCCAAACAAAAATCCGAAGAGAACTTGCACGAACGTGTGTCGGCGAAACGCGATGCGCGTGTGCATCAAAAATGCTGCAATCACCAAGGCTGCAACGGTTCCTGCTGGATGCCATGACCTCCACGGCAGAAACTGGTGCGCAAATGCTAAAAAGTATCCCACCGATTGCGCATGACCCGATGGAAACCCATAAGCGGTGTTGTTCTTGTGCTCGGGCCAAAGGGCAACAATGTAGTCATCAAATTGACCGGTTGAATGATACGGCACTGGCCGGCTGCCGGCGTCCCCGATGAGGGTGCGAAACGTTTGTTTCAAAATGCCGTTTACAACCGAATTGCCAATGTATCCAACGAATGCATATGCATACGAAACGTGATACGCATGACACAAAATCAGGAGAACAAAGAACAACACTTGCGGATAATAGCTAATGCATTTTTCATAGATTGATTTCATTTTTTAATGTATATGTAATATAATATATCACACAGCATATACATTTAGTCATATAATAATTACAATATCAACGAGACAAACATGTCAAATCTCTTTCAAGATGTCATGGGGGATTTAGACAACGTGGAACAGGAACTGCTTGGGCCCGACTATCAGTATTTCAAACAAATCAAAACCCCGGGAGAGCTGGGAGTGTCCAGCAGCGGAGGGCTGGATACGTTGGCGGCCGACATCAGCGCACTCATCGCTTATGTCGAGCTGCTGGTGTCTGGCGGCGGGGACGCGTCTGCCACCGGGAAACCGCTTGGAAACAAGTTTTTTCTAAAAACCGGTGCCAAGTGCAAAGTTGTGAGCAGCGATTCCACGAACGGAAGCGTGGTGGACCGCTACGTGTATGTCAACAATGTTCCGGATGGCAACATTCCATTCATTTCATCGGGGTTGGGTGGCGTGCAATTCACCGAGTTCGAAGGGCTGATTCCAGGAACCATGTCGGATGCCGCCGCAATTAACCCGTTTTCACTGTTTCAAGCATTTCAACTGGGCTCCACCCCCGACTGCCAGAGCGTGACGCTGGAGACCATTGATGCCAATAATGTTTCCACGTCGGCGACCAACTACGTTGCAACTGCCGACCTTAAAAACATGCCGGCCGCGTGGTTTCCGAACAAGACGAATCCAATCACGGGGGGCACCGAACGAGAGGCGTTCACTCAGCGTCGCAAAAAGAATGCCAGGTGCACCAAGCAACTTGGAAGTATCCCAAGTGGCACACTCTCCAGTTTGTATTACACTTCAATCGGGTTGTTGTGTCTTGTGTTGGTGTATTCACTCACACGACGAGTGCAAAAGTGATGCTACACTTATTAGTTCTTGGACTTCTTGGACTTCTTGGACTTCTTGGACTTCTTGGACTTCTTATTGGACTTCTTGCCGTGCCGTTTGGTCTTTCCACCAAACCATGTCGCTGGGTTAAGGCTAAATTTTGAAGAAAACAATCCAGTGGACTGGGATGTGGATGTTGCTTCTGAAGATGATTCCGGTTTTTTTTTGAAAGGACTGATTAGTTTGTCGGTTAGTGTGTCCCATGCATTTCCAAAAAAGGAAGGTGTGGGAGGAGGTTTTACATCAACTGTTGTGCCTGGAGCCTGACCTGGCAATTGCCTCGGAACAGTTGGTGTCAACGGGGGTGGCGACAGATCTAATGTGTTTTCTTTTGGGTCTTGTTGTCCCATTGGCACTGGTGCGGGTGGTACTGGTCCTAATCCTGCTGTTGTTGGTGCTGTTCCTGTTGTTGGTGCTGGTGGTGCACCTAATCCTGGTGGTCCTAATCCTGGTGGTGCTGGTGGTGGTGCCATTCCTGTTAAGGGCACTGGGTCTGGATCCCCACCCCTCCTTTTACGCAATTTGCGATGATTTTTCGTTTTAGACATGTGTGGTTCTTATTATATTTGTATATAAATATTTGCATTCAAATATAATAAATTAATGACGTCCTTACAACTTGATGCGCTTAAACAGTTCAAGTGCAACGAGACCGCCGGCGACTTGCGCCAAAATGTAAGGCACCAAATCACTGGATGACAGCTTGCCGGCGGCAACCATGGCAATGGAAACCGCCGGGTTGAACATGCCGCCAGAAATGGGGCCGCCAATCATGATGGCAACCGCCAGTGCCGCACCAATGGCAATGGCATTCCCAGTTGCCAAAATGATGTAGATGAAAAAGAGAGTTCCGAAAAACTCGACCAAATATTTGTTCAGCATTGTTTGTGTTTATGTATTATCCATATAAAAAAAACACGGTCATCATGCTAAATCAAAATCAATATTGTAAAAATTGATTTGAAACAATTGCAAGCAAATCAATGGCACAGTAATCTTACGGCAACAAGCACACATCGCGAAAATGAAGATCATAGTATTTGACACTGAAACTACCGGACTGCCCCCCAAGAATCGCCAGTGCATGGACCCCACACAATGGCCGCACATTGTTCAACTCAGCTACTTAATATACGACACGGACAACGACAAAATACAGGACTTCAAAGACGTCATCATCAGTCTGGGCACGCACATTCCGTTGCCCGATGAAAGCGTGGCCATTCACGGCATCACTCGTGAAATGTCGCTTCAACGCGGTCTGGACATCCGTCTCGCGCTCTTTGATTTCAAAACGGCCCTCTCTCAATGCGGCAAGTGCGTCGCTCACAATTATGAATTTGACAGCAACATGCTTCAAATGGAGGCCCGACGCAACCAAATGTCGTTCTTCTTCCCGTCCCCCTTCTGCACCATGAGGGTGAGCACCGACATGTGCAAACTGCCGTCGCCGCACGGCATGGGCTACAAGTGGCCCAAGCTGCTGGAGCTGCACCAGCACTTGTTCCAGCGCGTGCCTAAAAACGTACACAATTCCAAAATCGACACAATCGTGACACTGCGATGCTTCCACATGCTGGTGCACAAGGAGGATTTGTGCCGTAGTAGCCGCGAATTCCGCGCGCTGTTTCGCAACCACTGCACCATTGAATGCGAGCGCGACGAACTCGGGGAATTTGGCGACATGACCGAAATGCCGTCTCCGCCAAAACCCATAAATGACGAACAATGAAACGAAACAATACCAAGTTCTAAATAATGCAGCACAAGCATATACCACACTCACAAAAAGCCCAAATCAATTGATCACATACCAATTCACAAAACGGCACTGGCATCAAGAACTCTGAAGGCAACCGTTGGTTGGGAGGGATTGGCCCCATGGTTTGACTGGGTTGCAACTGCAACAATGGTTCATTCATTTTATCCACCGCACATAAGATACATAATCAAATGCAATACATTTATATTATTTTTATTGCATCATCATCGAGATGATATAATAAAAAATTGAACTTTAAAACGGACCAATAATGCACATGATAAGACCATCGCTGCAATTAATCACGCGCACCCATGCCAACAAAGCCATCAAAAAAACGACTGGCCGGCCAATTTTACACAACTCGCTCCGACTACATTTTAAACGGATTGCCATTGCCTCTCCAATCTTCCGACCGCATTGTTGAACCATTCGCAGGAACCGGCGACTTGTTGAATTGGATAGAGAAAAACGCCATCCCTCTCCCGCCGATTGAAGCATACGACATTGATCCCAAACGCGACGACATCGTGCAACGAGACACGCTGATGAATCCGCCGGATTACAGCAATGCATTCGTTCTGACAAATCCGCCGTATTTGGCCCGAAACAAGTGTCCGGACAAAACCGTGTTTGACAAATACGACACCAATGACTTGTATAAGTGTTTCATGCTTTCCATCGCAGAATGCGCTGCCGGGATTTTAATTATTCCGGCTGGTTTCTTCTTGTCGCCTCGCGACATTGACGCTCGTTGTAGAAGCCAATTCCTAACGAATCATCGCCTGCTTCAAGTCCGGTTCTTCGAGGAGACCGTGTTTGAAGACACGCCCACCACCGTGGTTGCGTTTGCGTTTGAGCGGTCCGCCGCACCAATGACCGAGCAAACCGTGGACTGGGTCTCAATGCCGTCTGGCGCGCGCAAGACATTCCAAATGCGGTCCGAACATGGCTGGATCATCGGGGGAGAGATTTACGACTTGCCCGTTCAAGTCGGCGTCAAGGTGTTTCGCCACGTGGAAGGACACGCATTGAAAGCGGGCGAACAGCTGACCGAAATGACGCTGTGTGCATTGGACAGCGGCACCGAGCACGGCCGAATTTGTCTGGAATACAAGCCCGGATACACGTATCCGGCGAAAGACTGCAGCCGGTCCTATGCGACCTTGTGCGTGCAGGGGACAACCTTGACTGCAGCACAGCAACAACGAATTTGCAATCAGTTCAACGAGCTGATTGAAAAAAAAAGACAAGAAACATGGAGTCTGTTCCTGCCACAATATCGGGAATCCAAAGAATACGCGCGGAAACGCATTCCATTCGATTTGGCATATCGCATTGTGCAGCATTTGATTTCGATTGTAATTGATTGATTGTCATTCATTGATGTGTGATCAAGGTGGTTTGAAACCATGTTTCATGCCACGTCTTGAATTCGCACATGTCGCCAATGAATAATTTTTTTTTCACGGGTTCACACTCCGGCAAGTTTAGCAAATGGGTGAACTGTTCTTTCCTAGCATGACTTTGATCACCGTCCAAAATGTTGATGAAATGCACGTTTGCATGATTTCCAATGAGCAACACCTGCTGTTGTGCCTCGACGAACGCGTACACCTCTCTCAGCGTCCTGGTTTGAGACCCGCCGGCATGACATATCATTTTGAAATTGTAATACAATTTATAGGTTGTCCCATCGTTCCCATTCAATGTTTGCATTCCATCAAAGTCTTCCGTCCAATCAAACCCGTCTGCACGCGTCAACGGGTTTGAAAGCGGTTGCATTTCGTGCGTGCGTTTGTTTATGCGCGTGGTTGTTTTGGGACACTCCTTCCCAGTTAGTTGTTGAATTTGCATGCGCTGCAAAATTTCGCACTCATTTGATTTTCCACCGTTGTACCATGGTTGTTGTTTTCTCCAGTCCTTTGTTTGAAGGTTGGATGGCACTGGCACTGGCACTGGCGTTGTTGTCGTCGTTGTTGTTGTTGTCGTCGTTGTCGTCGTTGTTGTTGTCGTTGGCTCAGGTAAAGCATTGGCCACTGAATTGATCATTTCATTCAAAATGCCGGTTGATGCATAATAGGAAAGAGAAACTCGTTTGATTGCCATGTTTGGATAAGACTGTTTACCACTAAATAAATGACTTTATATTTGATTTCAATTTTATCAATAATACCCGTAGAATGGCTTGTATAGCGTTTTAATGGGCAACGCGCTTGTCTTATATTTTTTGCATTCACCGCCCATTTCATAGCAATAATACTGTCTCATGACATCCTTGGTCATATCAAACTCGCTGATAGGCGCGTATTTTTTCTCATTCAGCAAATACACATACTTGTCGCCAACTGCATATGGAAATGAATCATAGTTTCCACCCATCGGCGAATAAAACCGGCGAATGGTGTCG